ATGCCGGTTTAAAGTGTCCATGTGTGGACGGGTGCTGCTTCTGTAAAGCAACTGAATTGTAATTATACCGGCAACCCGTTTCGATCGAGTGACCTCGGAGTTATGAGCCCCGCGCGCTGCCTCTGCGCCATGCCGGTTTAAAGTGTCCATGTGTGGACGGGTGCTGCTTCTGTAAAGCAACTGAATTGTAATTATACCGGCAACCCGTTTCGATCGAGTGTCCTCGGAGTTATGAGCCCCGCGCGCTGCCTCTGCGCCATGCCGGTTTTTATTTTTATGCCTTAAATTCTTTCAGGCAGATTTCTTCTTTAAAGAAACTGAAAATTTCTCTTGCTTGTCAGGATTGAAACCTGTCACATCATGTTTTGCACACATTGTGAACTGGTTCACTCACCACTGCGCTATGCAGGACAAGCTACGAGTGATGAAAGTGCTAATTCCATATATTAATATGAGATAATTATTTAAGTTCTTTTGCTAATTAATATTATAATATATAAAAAATGATTAATAAAATATAAATGAGTTATATTTTTAAGTATTTTTTATTTTTTATTTAATTTATTATTTCATTTATTATTCATTTTCTCTCTTCTCTCTAAACTATCGTATGTATTTTATCATAAATTCCTAAATGTTGTCATGTGGATTTTTGATTATATAAGACTTTTTACATTATTTTTTTTCGAGAGAAGGAGAGAAATTTTGAAACAAATAATGTATATATATTTTATAAAATTTACAATACATTCCAGAACAATATTTTTTTTTCTTGACATGTATTCATTTTATTATGTTCTAAACACAATTCAAATGCTTTTAAGTCATAATTTTTCATGGATGGAAAATCGACTTTAAGTTTGGATGCATACTCAAACGGTTTGGGATAAACGATAATGGTTACGTTTGGAGGTAATGAATCCTTAAATTCCTTTCCAACCTGAACTCCATATATTTTTATAGGGGATATGTTGTCCCCTTTGACCCCTTGTCTGTAGGTTCCCATTGAAACAGCTCGGGATATGCCGTTTATTAAAGTGCCTGAACCTACTGCGCACCATATTTCATCAGGCGGTTTGCCATACATTTTACAAAACAATTCAATAACGCGATTAGCTCTAGATGCAATAATTGCAATACTTTCTAATGAGTTTGCTCCAAATGATATTTTAAATGGAACAAAACTGGAATTATTAGAGGTGATATAGTCGCGAGCATGTTTTTCAACCACGCTCAAATATCCATATGGAACTTCAATAACGTTTGCACCATTTTGTATACACAGTTCTGTGTTTGGATGTCGCTGTTTTCGTTTTGCACAAAAAATGGTTGCTTTTTTATTATTATTTTTACAGAATATAGAAAGTGCAATCTGAAATCCACCGTAACACGGTGATGCATACACAATTTCATTTATATGATTAGAGTATTTTTTTTCAGCATCAACAATAATCGAATCAATCAATATCGATTTTGTACCACCTGGTAATAAATCATCACGTAGAATATATATTCCATTTTGAGTTTCATATTTTTCAATGAATATGTTCATGTCTATAACTATTATTATATAAAAATAAAAAGAAAAATACTATGTTAAATAATTAAATAGTTATGGGGAGGGGGTGCTCAACATAGTGCGTCGTTTAATTGGAATTGGAGTTTTTGGAGAAAGTAAAGTACCTGGAGTTTTAGGAAGAACACTAACTGTAGAAGCACTAACTGGAGAAGCACTAACTGGAGAAGCACTAACTGGAGAAGCACTAGCAGTAGAAGCACTAGCAGTAGAAGCACTAGCAGTAGAAGCACTAGCAGGAGAAGCACTAGCAGAAGAAGCACTAGAAGAAGAAGCACTAGAAGGAGCGGGAAGAGCACTATCATCCTCATCCTTGTCGTATGCTGCATTTTCTCGATGAAAATCATAAAATTCTTTTGCAACTTGATAAGGATCTAATGTGTCGGTTGCATTTCGTATTTCTTCATCTAACCATAGGTCTATATCATCTTTAACAAATTTATCAAAAATTTCAGTTTCATTATTTTTTTTGAATATTTTTTTTAATTCTTGCATAACACGACTTTTGAATTGAGGTGGAATAAAAATATTATTTCTCAAGTTTTGATTTTGGTATGGATTTTCATAGGGGTTGACAATAATAGAGCGTTCTAACTTTGGAATCATAAACTCATTCAATTTGCGGCGAAGTGCAACATCTTGTAATGCTTCGTCTTGTATAAGTAATTTCGAAAGCATTTTTTCTTGAATTAATGCAAAATAAATATCCAGCCCTGTATTATAGTCTTCTTCACATTCAGTATATAATTTAATAATAATCTTTCGTGTTCTTTTGACGAGTGACTGAAGTTCCTTAAAAGTTAGAGACGGGTTAATCATAACTCCTGTTACTTCATCATTACTGTCATACGTGTAAGTAAACATTTCTGATAATATTTCTAGTAACAAAGAACGATTATTTTCAGATTTTTGAATCATTAGTTTTATATTTTTTATGTAATCAGAAAATAATTTTTCTTTGGTTGGATTTCCTTTAACGCCGGTTAAATAAATTCCGTTACGAACATTGACGTCAATGTTTCGAATTTCACGCTGTTCGCGGTCAGGGTAACGATAACCTTCATCAAAATCGAATTCATCCGTATATCTTCCTGCACCTCCTCGATAGTTGCTTCTTGAACTGCTTTCGCCGCTGCTACTGCATTCAACATCTTTAATAAAGGTTTTAAGAGGAATAGTTTCAATATCTACACGATTTGGAGCTATTTTACCCGTGAATTTTTCATAAAGATATTTTACATCTTCTTGATATTCGTCGGGGTCGCTGCCATCTTTGAATAATTTCAATAGAGCCTTCATTCCAGGTAAGTCTACTAGTCGCAAAACAGTTCCTTCTTCAGAAAGATTTGTTTTACAAACTTTGGGTTTTATTGTAACATCTCCCTCAGAGTTTTCGATTAACTCATTATTTATTAATGAATCTAATCTGGATGAACAAAAGTCGAGAGGATTGGCATTTTTTTTGGAAGAAGAAGATGATGATGATGAGGAGGATGAGGATGAGTTGACGTCGAAAGACGGGTCAATTGTGCTTACAATGCAGGCAAACAGATGGGCAAATAAAACATAAAATTCTGCAATATCGTTACATTTTTTTTTTATATTGTGTATACTAACAACACGTTTTTTTGGCGTGGTTGTGCTTGTGCGAGTCTGTTGTTTGGTGCGACTTCGACTTCCTCCTTTATTTTTTTCCGGCGTTGTCAATGATGATTCTTGAAGGGATGACGATGACGGTTTGGATGACGACGGTTCAGATGACGTCGTCTCGGATGATGATTCCTTGTCGTTGTCGTTGTCGTCACTTTTATTAGAGAGACGAACGGACTTTTCATCATAGTCTCTAGAATAGTCATCATCTTCAGTCATACTTTTTTTTGAATTATACTTGTTATTTTTTATTTCATATAACTTTTTTCTAAGAGAGACAATATCAATTGAGTCTTTATTTAATTCAAATTCTTTTGAAACTTTTTTTACAAGCATGTTGCAATATTTTTCATTTCCAAGTTTTGTCATATTTGTGAAATCAGAGTCAAAAATAAAATTCTTAGCAATATAGTCAATTCTTTTTCTTAATTCTAAATTAGATGTGGCATTTTGTGTGGTTAAAGCTGCACCCATAGTTGTATATTTTATATTACTATATTTATATAATATATGTTATGATTAAAATATAATTATGTAGTTAAACCTTGAAAATATTTATTTAATTTTGAAAATATTTATTTAATTTTATTGTTTTTTTATTTATTATTGGTTATTTTATCATAATTATCATAAGTAAATATAATTATAATAAAAATTGAATTAGACATAATTAAATATTATATACTAGCAGTTCGATATTGTCAAACATGGTAAGCACGGTATCAAAAATTATGTTAGAGGAAGAAGATAATCGGACGGCCCCATTGAGTCATCATAAAACGAAAAAAAATAGACATAATTCTAAATCCAGCAATAAATATAAACGAGAATTGTGGAAGCAAATCGATTCTGGTTTTATGAACGAAGAGTGCGAATCAAGTCAACAAACACAACCAACTGCAAAGGCAGCATTGGAATGTGTTTATAGAAGCAGCGGTCAGAGAGAAAATTGTGACTCGTGTTCTTCAGTTGTTTGCTTAACGGATGACGGGTTTTTAACGTGCACAAATCAACGGTGTGGAATTGTTTACAAAGACGTACTGGACCATGGCGCAGAATGGCGATACTATGGTGCAGATGATAACCAGTCAAGCGACCCAACCCGCTGTGGAATGCCAGTAAATCCATTATTGGTCGAGTCATCCTATGGGTGTAAAGTGTTGTGTGACGGCGCAACAAGTTATGAGATGAGGAAATTCAGGAGATACACGGAATGGCAGTCAATGCCGTATCGAGAAAAGTCACAGTATGACGAGTTTCAGTGTATAACAATTATCGCACACAATGGCGGTCTTCCAAAAATAATTGTGGATGAGGCGCTGAGGTATCATAAAAAAATCTCGGAATTCAAAACATACAGAGGACTGAATCGAGACGGAATCATTTTAGCATCCATTTACATTGCCTGCAGGAAACATGGTTGTCCAAGAACAATAAAAGAGATTGCAACTATATTTAATTTAGACAACACCAGTGCAACAAGAGGATGCAAGAATGCGATTACAATCATAAATGAACTAGAACATGAGTTTGCGAATTCAGACAAGACAATCTTTAGTAAAACCAAACCGGAGGCGTTTATTGAGAGGTACTGTAGCCGACTCAACATAAATAGCGAACTTACAAAGGTGTGTCAGTTTGTTGCAACTCGAATCGAGAAGAATAATCTGATTCCTGAAAATACGCCGCATTCTATTGCTGCGGGAATAATATATTTTGTTTCACAAATTTGTAACTTGAATATTTCAAAAAAAGATGTGAACCGAATAACAGAAATAAGCGAAGTTACGATTAATAAGTGCTTTAAAAAACTGGAACAATTTACGAGTGTTCTTATTCCGAAAGTTATATTAGAAAAATATGCATCGCCGGCGTCATCAATGTAGGAAAAATAGATTTTTGAATTGGGATTAGTTTGAATTGGTTTTAATGTATATTTTGGTTATATATTAAAACCTTACTGTTGACTTGAGCATTATTGAAGGAAGTTTTTGCAAAAAAATATGAATTTAGAAGAAAAAGAAACAGACGTGACTGTTGTTGTTCCAAAGTTGGTGTTTATTGTTCCATACAGAGACCGTAAAGAACATTTAACATTTTTTACAGTTTATATGAAACATGTTTTGTCAGTATATGAGCCAAAAGATTATGTGATTTATTTTGTTCACCAAAAAGATGGTCGCCCATTTAACCGCGGAGGAATGAAAAATATTGGGTTTTTAGCAATAAAAAATAAGTATCCGAATGATTATCAAAACATGACATTTGTGTTTAATGATGTGGACACGGTGCCATACGATAAAGACGTACTTAATTATGACACTCGTCCAGGGGTTGTTAAACACTTTTACGGAGTTCAATTTGCTCTAGGGGGGATTTTTTCAATCAAAGGAGCAGATTTTGAAAAGACAAATGGATTCCCGAATTTTTGGGCGTGGGGTGGTGAAGACAATTATATGCAGCATCGAGTTATTCAGTCCGGACTGAAAATTGACAGGCGAAATTTTTTTCCATTACAAAGTCCCCAAATTTTACAAATGGTGGAGGGAATTATGAGAACTATATCGCGTTCAGAAGCAGAAATGGTATTTTATAAGTTGACACACGACGGACTTGGTACAATAAAAAATTTGAAATATGAATTCAACACAGAAGAAATCGATAAATATTTTATAGATGTGACTGGCTTTGATACTGCTTATCATCACAATTCTAATACTTATGAAGAGCAAAACATATATGATGAAAAAAGAATAAAATTCAAGTCGAGGGGAATTGCAGCGGCAGCACAAGATGAAAAACAGCGCGCCCAACATCAGCAACAGTTGCTTTTGGCTGCAGAAGAACATAAAATGAGATTACAGCAACAGCAGCAACGGCTTCAACAGCAGCAACGGCTTCAACAGCAGCAACAGCAGCAACGGCTTCAACAGCAGCAACAGCAGCAACGGCTTCAGCAACAGCAACAGCAACGGCTTCAGCAGCAGCAACATAAACCACCACAACAGCAGCAACAGAAACCACCACAACCACAACCACAACAGCGAAACGGAGTTGTAAGGACAGTTCGACGCATCAATGGCAATGGGAGAAAATTGTTTTAAGGGAAGGAGGGAACTTTAAAAAAATGTAGAGAACTCAAAAATGTCATCCGTCTTCGTTTTTTCTGCTAGCGCGTATTCGCTCACTCGTTTCTCAAAAAAGTTGGTTTTCCCTTCGATGCTTATCAGCTCCATGAAATCAAACGGATTGGAAGAATTATACACCTTGTCACAGTTCAATTGTAAAAGCAAGCGGTCGGCAACAAATTCAATGTACTGAATCATCAGCTTGGAATTCATTCCAATCAGACGACACGGCAACGCTTCGCAAATGAATTCGGTTTCAATTTCAACGGCTTCTTTAACTATTTCTTGAACGCGCGTTTTGGGAAGGTGTTTTGTCATTTTATTATATAGAAGCACCGCAAATTCGGTGTGAAGCGCTTCATCGCGCGAAATGAGTTCGTTGCTGAATGTGAGTCCAGGCATCAAGCCGCGTTTTTTCATCCAATAAATAGAACAGAATGCGCCTGAAAAAAATATGCCTTCGACGCAGGCAAATGCAATTAACCGAGTTTGAAACGAACTACGTTTATCGTGAATCCATTTTTTTGCCCAGTCACTTTTTTTTTTAATGCACGGAAAATTTTCTATTGCATTGAAGAGTCTCATTTTTTCTTCTGAATCTTTAATATAGGTGTCAATTAGTAAACTGTAACATTCCGAGTGTATATTTTCCATCGCAATTTGAAATCCATAAAAAGCGCGAGCTTCTGCAAGCTGAACATCTCCCATAAATCGAACCGCCAAATTTTCTAGAACGATTCCGTCGCTTGCGGCAAAAAATGCAAGAACCATCGATATGAAATATTTTTCGTCAGCTTCAAGCGTTTGCCAATGAACGATGTCTTTTGAAAGGTCTATTTCTTCGGCTCTCCAAAAACAGTCCACTTGTTTTTTATACATTTGCCAAATGTCATGATCTTTCAATGGAAACATTACGTAGCGACTATCGTCTTCAGTCAACAGCGGGTCTAAAATCGCGGTACTCGGGGTTGTTTTTTTTGACATTTTTTATTAAATTTCTAAATATTAATATGAAAAGATTTTTATATATTCTTAATAAATAATTTAGACTGAAAAAAATATTATATCATTTTTTTTATTATACTCTTATCATTTATCATAAGGTCACAGACACATTTGTTTTATATATTTGTTAATTATATTTGTTAATTATATTTTTTATTTATATCAACTAGTTATATATTTAGTTGTATCATGAATTTTCAAAAGAAAATTTTAATTTTAAAACCGAGAAATGCTGAAGATGCTTTAGAATCAGACGCACTTGAGTTATTCAACAGAGATGCATGGATGCATATTTTAAAATGCAAACATGACCAAAATCGAAATAATATTTTAAAAAATAGACTAGTCATAAAACAGCATGCCAAGTCAAATCCTTATTTAGATGACATTGTAAAACGGTACGATGATTACTACGAAGGTTTCAAAAATAAAATAATGATGCAAATAGGAGCGTTAGAGAGATTATTGAAATATTTGAAAGATTTAGAATTGTCCAATTCAGAAACAAGAAATGGTATTCATCATCGCCATTATCATAACCATAACCATTATTATTACGACGACAGTAACGGCGTCGCCGAAGATGACTTTGAGAATGAAAACGAACAAGAGACAGAAAGGATGATGAATAGGAAAATACCAAGCGCAGTTGTATCTGGAATAAAAAAAAATCAAAAACTAATATTTAAAGAAATAAAAAGTCTGAAAAATTTATTACAAATGAAAGGAATGAATCGGGAAGCAAAATATAAAGAACTTTCAAAATACATTGATAAAATTGATGGTGAAACAAATAAAACAGATAGTAATTTATTTAAAATAAAAAAAGAACAGGAACAAATTTTACAAACATTAGGAAGAATGACAAAAAACGTCAGACAATCAAACGAGTTTTCGTGAGTAAGAGAGACATGCAGACATGCACATACACATGCAGTTTATCTTTTGTCAACAATTTTTTTTAAATATTTTATAAAATATTGTATAAAATATTGTGTTATTATATATCTGAAAATATCTGAAAAATGCCAAAAAAAATTGGAAGAAATGAAAGACGAGCATTAGGTATTCCTTCGCCTTCACCTCGACCTCCTCCTCCGCCACCTCCTCCGGCCGCTGACTCCAATGAGTCTGGTTCCGAGTCAATGGTTATGGTTACGCCTGAAGAACAACCACCAGCGGCGGCTCAGTTATCTCCAATTGCGTTAGACCAAGAAGAAAATGCTTTGAATTATTATGATAATTTGCCTTCATTTAATGATGAGCCAGAAATTTCTTTGAACCAAACGCCTCAAGGTTCGCCAAAGTATATACCGGTTCCGAATAGTGATGACTCAAGTATGGGTACGCCAAATCCAATATTTAATAAAATATTTGGTAAAAAGTCGCCAAAAAAGTCGCCAAAAAAGTCACCAAAAAAGTCACCAAAAAAGTCGCCAAAAAGGTCGCCAGTTGTAGTTGGTCGACGCACACAAACATTTCGACGAAAAAATAAACTTTTGATTGATAAACCAGAATACTTGAGATTAAGCCCGTCTGTTGCTGAGATTAGAGATAAGCTGATGAGTTTAGCGCAAGTTGCATCAAGAACTCGAGAGAATTCAGAGAAAATAAATGAATATACTGAAAAAATTCGAAGGATGCTGAATGATTTGAATCCTTATTTTTTATTTATCCAACAATATATTGCGGGTCGTGGAGAGATTCAGCGTGAATTGAATGCAGCTGTTGAAGACAGGAGCAAATTGATTGGAGAACGAGACCGTTTGGTAGGTGACTTGGCAGAAAAAGCTCAAGAAAATGCAAACAATAAAATTCAAGAGGTTGCTGAAGGACAAATTGGCATTTTGAATGATCAAATTGCTGAGTTGAGCAAGAGAATTGATGAACTAACAGCACAATTGGAAGCGGCCACAAGGACAAATCAAATATACGAAAACATTTTGAGAGATATTCCTGCTGACATTGATAAAATGCGCGGGTTTATAGATTCGGAAGATGCAACATTGGCTGAAAATATCGTCGCTCTTGACCAGGTTTTATCGAATTTTAGTAACCAGCTCAAACAGCGCCTTCGGGATACGCTTCCTCAAGACCAACATGCAGCATTTGATGCCGTAAGAGGAGGAGGTAGAGGTGGTAGGTTTAGAACATCTAGAAAATATAATAAAAGAAAAATGACAAAACGACAGAGAAAAATGACCAGAAAATCTAGAAAATCCAGAAAATCTAGAAAATCCAGAAAATCTAGAAAATCTAGAAAATCCAGAAAATATAGAAATTAAATAAAAAAGACACGTTTACGCGTCATAAATGCACACATTATATGATTAGATTTATTATAATGTGTGTATAATAATATATATATACATATATATATATACATTATATGCAACATCATTCTTTACGAATAAAAAATAAGACGACACGTCGACGTCGGCCAAAAGTAAAAGTAGTAAAAAAAACACTATATAATCACAAGAGTCGTCATAGCGGGCATGGAAAAAATAAATGTGTAACAACATTTGGCACAATTATAGGGCAACTGCAAGAAGTTCCGGCATACTCAAACTGTAATAATTCGTTTGAATCTCACTTTGATAATGTCATTCGTTACAAAAATAAAGATGTATTTTCTGGCATGCAGTGGCAGTGTGTCGAATATGTAAGACGATATTTAATTAATAAACTTGGTGTTACATTTGAATCGGTTGATGGCGCCGAAGATGTGTTTGCATTAAAGACAGTAAAGTCAGTTGAAACTGGAAAAAAATATAAATTTAAAACATTTAAAAATAATAAGAATTCAAATTGCCGGGTAAAAAATAATATGCCCCAAGTGAATGATGTAATTATCTGGGCAAGAAATAACACAGATACGCCATACGGTCACATTGCAGTAATTTTAAAAGTAAAAGGAAATCAGATTTTTATTGGGGAACAAAATTGGTCAAATGATACTTGGGCAAGTCCGCATTCACATTCGAGAATATTGACGTTTATAAAATACAATGACAATAATAATGGGTGTTTGATTATAGATGACAATTATAAAATTTTAGGTTGGAAACGGGCAATGGTTGACGTGGAGAAGGTTGGGGATATGGATATGCCTATTTCTCTTAATAGAAATCCATAAGGCTGATGAAGTAGTGCGGACAGGCGTTTCATCTTTAATTTGTAATAACGTTTCCATTTTCGCTGTAGTATGCGAAGCCAAAATGTTTTATAAATTGCCACATGTTCTCCTCCTTCAAGTTCAACACACTCAATAATTTCAAAAAATACATATTTTTTTTTTATTAAAATTTGGTGGTAGTTTCTTATGACTGGATGCAAATAGTCATAAAAGTCTACGTATGTCATGTAGTTGTATCTCATGAAGTTGAACATTTGACACATGAACGGACTGTTATAAAAATCGTGAATGTTCAATATCGTTGAAACTAAAAAATGTGAATCGATATTTTTTGAACTAGTATCCGATTTTCCATGAACACTTGAATTGAAAATTTCACAAAATGCTATATTGTATTTTGAAGAATGATTTGTAAAGTAGTCCTCCATATATGAAAACTTTATTTCAACCTTTTTAGAAAAAATATAGTAGTATATATTTTGATATCTATGTAAATTGTTTATATATATTATTTTCTTGCGTTAATTATATATATTGTACTAACATAAGCGCAAGTAATCTGCTCAAAATGGTTAATGTTCACATGAAACTTCCGAAAGTGGTTCAGTCCATGCTGCAAGATAAAAATGTACTGTATATTGTTGCATTTTTAGCGATAGTTAATTTTTTTGGTTATATTGTGTTGAGAGATAGTTATGCTTTATTGATATTTTTGTCAGTAGGGTTCATATCAACATACTTTAGTAAAAACATGACAATTGTATTGATAACAACTTTAATATTAACGAATTTTATAACCGTGATTTCAAGAAGCATTGTTGTAAGTGGGAAAGAAGGGTTTGATGCTGCAGCGGAAACGAAAACACCGCCTGCTGATACAACAGGTGCTGGTGCTGAACCTGGCGCGGATGCGGCAACCGCAACCTCGGCACCCCCCGCAAAGCCAGCAGCGACAACAACCGCAACCATCAATACCACTACTACCCCAATGGTAAAGCCAGGAGCGACAACAACAACAAGTACCACCGCCACCACTACGACCCCTACGGTAAAACCAGCTCCTTCGGGTATAACAGGCGCTGGTTTAGGAAGCAAGCCGTTGAAAAAGGTAACGAGTTCTGCCTCTTCTACAAAGAACACTGACCCTTCTTTAAAAGTTGAAACTATGACTCAGCTTAGTCCGGCAAGCATTAATGATGATGATGATCTTCCCATTAATACTCGCGTTGACTATGCCAAAACACTAGAAAAGGCGTATGATAATTTAGAAAATATTGTTGGACAAGATGGTGTGAGAGGTCTCACAAATCAAACAAATACGCTGATGGAACAGCAGAAACAGTTAATGGAAAATATGAAAAGTATGGAGCCGCTCTTAAAAACAGCACAGTCATTTTTAGACAAATTTGAATCGAGCTCAATGGGAAAGTTATTTGAAAAGATACCGGGGATATCGTCAATGTTTGGTGGTGGTGGTGGTGGTGGTAGTCCTTCTGCTGTGGCCCCAAATAAATAGTTGGCGTTGGCGTGCGCGTGTTGTATGTGTATGTATGTATATAATAAATTTTTATATACATATTATTTATATTAGTATATTATATTAGTATATATTAGTATATTAGCAAAATGACAGACGACGATTTGAAAAAAAAAATAGATGATGCAAATTCTTCATTTGATAATCTTATAAAAAATTATAAAACAAATTATGTAAATTATCGAAAAAATGCAACATTATCAATGACGCCTTCGTCAACATTAACAGGCATTAGTTCTGATTCAAGTGTAAAGGACCCAAATGAAATGTTGATGTTGAGTTATAGGAATGCTGCAAGTAATTTGTTGGACCATGTTGGGTCACAAATGGCATTAAATTCAAAAACAATTTCAAAAATTAATTCTGAAATCATTCCTCCCCTTCAATCAAGTTATTTTAGTATAACAGGGTTAGGTGATAAGTTTGATAATATAAGTTCGGCTGCAGTTGCATCGTTAGATGACTATAATGAATTATATAGAACAACATTTTTTAGCATGTTAATGTACATTACCGGGTCTGCATTCATATTGTACTCAATGTTCAAACCCAAATTACAAAATGTGTGAGGTTTAGAGTAACTGAATATATGAAATATAGTTGAAATATAACATAGTTGAGTTGAAATACATAAATATAATCTTGTTATAAATATAAGTAAGTTGAACAAATGCAAAAAAAAAATAAAGCCCTGGAACAAAAAGAAAAAATAAAAGAAATAATTAAAGGTGAAATATTAAAGTTGTTACAACCGCAGGTTCGAGTGCAACCCGCACCAACCGCAACCGCAACCGCAACCGCACCCTTAAGAAGCGCTGCACCCGCATCCGTACCACCCGCACCAACCGCAACCGCAACCGCACCCTTAAGAAGCGTTGCAACCGCACCCATACCCATACAACCCGCACCCTTAAGAAGCGCTGCACCACACTTTTTGGCTACTGTTGATGACAGTAGAAAACGAGTGGAGGAATTATACAACCTTGGTGCAGATATGAAGTTTGGAAAAAATGATGTTGACTGCGTTTTGAGTGAAGCAAGCGGCGACACGGAAAAAGCGATAAAATTACTTTTGAGGTATTCAGAATTTGGATTACCAGAATCCAAATCTTCCAAACTTTCCCAACCGACAAAAAGTAGCTTATCGGCGGCGGCCACTACTTATACACGCGACGATTTATACAAAATTGCTAAAGAAAACGAATATGACAAACAATTTATTGAAGAACTCTTGAGTCAAAAAAATGGCAACGTGAATGAAGCGATGAAAAGTTTGATGGAAATATTGTCTCCTGAACCTACATCTACATCATTTAGTCTTGAGGATTTACATCTAGACCCAGCACCTCCACAACAAATTACATCTGTGCCGTTGGCGAATGAAGGCGGTAACTTTTGTTACATGAATGTAGCATTTCAGCTAATGATGTCAATGTCTTTATTTAAAACAGTAATTAAAAATATAGATATTCAAAGTATTTTACGTGATACACGTTTTACAGATGTTTTAGAAAAATTAAAATTTATGAGTTCATATAATATTTTAAACATGATGGTTAGACAATTTGAGAGTGCTAATTTTGAAACATTACGTTATCCTGACCCTAAATATTATTTAGTATTATCTTTACTTCCTACGTTTGTTATTTATCCTTCAAACAAAAATATGCTAGGTTTTATATTTGGAAGAAATTTACAAATTACTCAAGAAAAAGAAAGTTCAAGACATTATAGTATTACCTTTTTTTTAAAGAATTCCGATTCTTATTATAATGATAACCTACAATCACTACAAGAATTATCAATTGGAGATGATATAAATATTAGTATTGATAGAGATGATCCAAATAAAAATATCCAATGGACACTTACCAAAAACCCATTAATAGAACAACAACAGGGTTCTAATATGGTTGTTGTTACGTGTACTGTGGACTTTGTAACTTCCAGTCTCCGAATTGATAATGGTAATAATTTACGCGTGAGTCTAAGTTTTAATTATAGAGGTGTTGATTATATTGGTCAAGGTCAAGCAAGAAGTAAACTCATTCAGATTTTTAATGGTCTTTCTGAAGATGAACGAAGTAAGGTGTTTCATGGTGAAGAGCTAGTCCCCACAGTAACCGACAGTCCCGGAAAAAAAAAATTCCTTGAAGTAATGGATTTTCTCAAAAAATTGTGTTCTTTATCTTCTGGTCAACAAGATGCATCTGAATTATATAATTCGGTTGTTGAAGTTTTTTGTTTTGTTTTACCTTCGTTGACAAAAAAAATAAGTTCAAGTTGCTATTATTTAGACTCATGTTCTCGTGATATTAAAGATATAGATGCAGTTACTAGTGAAATAATGACTCAAATACCTCCTCAAATTAGTTCATTATTTACTGGTAGTAGTATGGTTGTTGATTATGGAAAGTTTGGTAAAACTAAAAGGGAAATAAACGAAATATATTATAAAATACAACAACGTTTAAGTACTTCTTCTATTACGGAAGAACAAGCATTAGAATATATCAAGTTGTATGACACATATCTTAGTTTGGTAAACTTCAGTCAATCAAACAGCACTCGTGATAAAATAGATACATTTTTTGGTAGCCAAGTCCCTTATATAATAAGGGAAAAAGGTAACAAAATACTTAGTATAAGGAAGGAAGATGATGGTGTGTTTATTATACTGTTGACTATTAAAAGTGATTGTGGTAGTATATATAATTGTTTTATTGGAAAAGGTAATCTGTTAGAATCCGACCTTTATACACCCTTGTGTGATGGTCAAGTATTACAAAATGTATTTTATGATATTGGAGAACAGGATAATATAGTATTTGGATTAGGAAGAGCAATTGATGGTCGTTTCGACACGAGACCAATTACTCTTGACCCAATATTAAGATTGAAAAAAGGTGATGGAGGTGATATAATTTTTAGACTACAAAGTGTTATATGTAAATCTGGGTCTACGGCTGGAGGACATTATATTTTAGTGTATTTTTATTACAATAGTGATGGAAGTGTCACTAAAATAGTTTATAATGATGCTCAAGCGCCGCACATTGCAAATGAAAGTTTTAAATTTGATGATAAAGCGATTGATGAAGTTTTAAAACGTCAATCAACCATTGTTATGTATGAAAGGATAGGATGAAATAAAAGAATATAATAGGAACATAATAGTGTGAAAGAATAAAATGATATAGTTGATAAAAAGACTAGGAACGTTAATATAATGTTAATGTAATAATAATATAATAATAATATAAATAAAAAGTTTGTAAGTTTTTCTTGACATATGTTATAAGTATTTTGGTTTATAAATAAAATATAAAAAATATGTTTTTTGACAATATAATTGGGACAAGTGATAATGGTAGTAATAATGAGAATGAAAATGACAATGACAGGTATAGTTTGAAGCATGTTAGTTTGAGACAGGGGCGCGCATTTTTGAAAGATGAAAAAAAAATAAAACGTTCAAATACTTATTTAGCACAAAATATAAATGAAACTGGTATTGTTGGAATGAATATTGAGGGGTTTGAAAATAATGGAAGCCAACAACCTGAAGCAGCATCTGCATCGGCATCCGCTTCTTCAGCTCCAGCACCCGTTTCTTCAACGTCGTCTGATTCGTCATCATCAACCGCCACAACCGCCACAACCGCCACAACCGCCACAACCACGCATCTAGACGAATTGGATAAAGCTTTTGACGCTAAAATGGCTGCATATTCGAGTGCGCTTTCAGAATATAACAAGGAATTATTGAAAAGTCAGAATTTTTTTGTTGTTCGGGTACGGTCATTGGCTCCTATAAATAGCTGTTTCAATTGTGATGCATCTTTGAGCGGTACGGATTGTAGCGCCATGGGTGTTTCAAATTCAAATGGTGACATTAGAACCGCCCTTCCGAATTCAACATCTCCGACTGCAAATTTGCCGCCGTGTGTTAACGCGGGCGTAACAGTTCCGGGATGGAGCGCGGATCCAAGTAACAGTGGTACTTGTGTTGCACCGCTTGGACAAAAATGTTGCACTCCATACATGTTGAACGGACAACCTGTTTGCCAGGCAGCATTTGGTGACAATTACAATGAATCTGCAATGAATAGCTGGATAAGTCAATGCATCACACCACCATCTCCAGAAGAAATAAATCAAAGAATTGCACTTTCAAATGAACACTGTCAGGGCAACGGAATATCATTGAATTACTGGAGCACCAATGCGAATAACTTTGTACTCGTCACAACACAAGACCCGGCAAACAGTAATCGCCCATTTGCAAAAATGAATAGTATTCCGGTTTGGATTATAAATACATATACAAGTTTAAATGATGCAACGAAAGCAAAGAGTGCACTGGCATTTTCTCCGACGGTGGAAAAAACGCTGAGTTCTGCGCGCGAAGACATGTTGAATGCTGGAACTGCGCTAATTAAGGCGATTTCATCACAACATTCAGTAACGCTGGCAGAAAGAAAAGCAATGGAACAAAAAATCAATGCAATTCGGTCAAAAATATCTAAACTCGATTCGCATAAACAAACGCTGGATCATAGTTCAGATATAAAGGAGTCGTTTCAATCATCATCGACCTTGTCAGATTCTTTACAGGGTCAAGAAGAAGATACTCGAATACAGTTCAAATCAAACTATGCACGTTATAGTGTATGGTTTATTATTGCAATATTTTTGTTTATTGTTATGTTTAGCAATATTTTTATGGTGAGTAAAGACGGAGAAGGCGGCAGTGAAGAAGGTTCATCATCATCATCAATTATGTTGACAATTGGGTCATTGGTTATGTTGGTATTTTTATATTTTATAATTCAGTATATTCTGGCTTATTTTAGAGTATCAAGACCTGATTTGCCATTTGATAGTGTGAATCCGTTGCTTTAATAAATAAATATTTATATATACTTTATTTTTTATGTATATATATGTATATATTATTATTGTATTATATTAAATAATCAAATCATCATCAAATAGAATGAACAATTTGTTAAAGCTTGAAGGTGCCAAAGTTATGAACAGTATGAAGGATAAGTACAGTGAAGTAGTGGATAAAATGAATGATAAAATGAATAACATGAGTATGAATCTCAGTCAAGTTGTGCCCAATTCGCCAAAACAAACCGCGGCATCTACAAATGCTCCGACAGTTCCAACAGTGGTAACTGTGTCTTCATCGCCCTCGCCTGCTGCCTCAACATCTGATTCGGCAACTGATGCATTAGTAAATCAAATTTCTGAATTACAAAAGTTAGAAAATGATAAATATATTGCTTTAGATGTTTTACTGAAATCAAATCCAACGCCTGAAAATGTGGCTCAACGAAAAACACTTGTAAATGATATAACAGATATTGCAAATATTCGGTCAAACTTATTTGATACACTTTTGAGTAACAGTAGTAATAGTTTGAAAGTCAATGAACAATTAGGTTCTAATTTAGAAAATACAAATACAATTATGAGATTGAAAAAAAATGAAAATGATGCACGTCTTGCCGCTTTAAATATGAGCACACAAGGTACTGATAATGCAAAGAGGATGGTCGACATCAATACATATTTTAACAAGCAATACCAAGCTCGCGTTAAAATAATGAAACTGGTTGTTCTTCTTTGTTTTGTAATTATATTTTTAATCGTGTTAATGCATCTTGGTTGGTTGCCTCAAGAACTTGTAACTGTGTTAGTTGTTGTAACGCTGGTTGCTGGGTTGATTTACATTGGTTCTTTAGTGAATGACATGTACCAAAGAAGTAACATGAACTTTGACGAGTATAATTTTCCGCAAGTTGATGTGAATCAAGTAATTTCAAAATTGTCACAGTCATCAAAATCTAAAAATAAAGCGTCAGACCGGTCTTGCTCTGTGTATAATTCAGTCGCATCAACAGCTGCGTCAATTGAAGATTCAATTTCAAGCGAGGCAACGTCGTTGAAAAATGAATTGACGGGCACGCCTGACCCGTCTCCACCGTCGTCTTCACTTCCTTCTGCAAATGCGAGTTCGGGAATAGAGACGACATCAGCAACAGGAACCACGGTTCCATCCGTTCAGTCAAAGCTGTCTGAAAGTTTTTTACCGCTAATGTCAATGTCAAGAATGGATAAAAGACACTTTCATTCAATGGATACACGACAACCAATGTCATATCAATCTGAAAATAACTATGGTATAATATAAAGTAGAAAGTACAGAGTGTTAATATGAATCAAATGTAAAATTGTTGTCACCTGTAATTTGTTGCAAAATGTGTCTTGTGTATGCACGTTTCAACGCGCCTGTTTCATAATAACTGTAAAAACAGTCTTGTAGTTTCAAGTCAATGGAAATGCTAACATTTCCTTTGTCAATCACGTTTGTAAATTTAGAAAGTATGCATTGATATTCGCATTCAGGTAAAATATTTCCAATAAATGTGCCTTTGAATCTTGGATTTGAAACAACATGTTGGCCTGTGTATTCAATCAGATATTGTTTTCCATATTCAAGGTTGCGTGCATCAATTTTTTTCAGTGGAGGGATAACCATTTACAACAACACACGACAACAGTAATGTCAATTACGGCGTTGACTATTCAAGTAAAAAAAATCAATTTTATAATAAAATAAAATATAAAATTGATATAATTTAATATTTAGATATTATAGCATTAAATTATTTTACACCTCCCTCGTAATTATTATTATTATGACAGATAACACCGCTCTTCTTCAAAGTATTCAAGCAATAAATGAAAATATAAAAAAAGCAAATAACTCGTGTGACCATGATTGCATGATTGCAAGACAACGAAGTGAATTAAAAAACGCATATATAGCTGCAGAGAGAAATGTAAGAAATGCTCCTGAAAAATACGCTCAAGCTCAACACAACTACTTGTTGGACAAATATGGTCCAAAAGAATATACCGAACTATTAATTAAACGATATGAAAATAATGCAAACCAAGACATTAAAAAACTTCAAGAGGAACACAATCAGATAATGAAAGAAGTTCGTTCAGGACTTGTAACAATCGGGAATCAAGACGTTCAAATTGTCAACTCGGAAATTTATAGTGACCTACTAGACTCTAATAAAAGTAATGTTGAAGCCACAACTAACGCGAATGCACAAAATGCTTCCGTTAATAACCGTAAAGTGTATTATATGGAAAAAAAAATAGAATCATTGTCTTGGTGGTATTATATGGTACGAAGTTTATATTGGATTTGCGTAATTGTTTGGTTCCTTGTGTACGTATTATACTATCGCCAATTCAATAATCGTTCTGTCATTCTATTTGTATTATTCTTTGCATATCCATTTTTTATGGTGTGGTTATTTGTTCAAGCGTACTCATTGTACAAGTATATACTGAGTTTCATTCCGAGAGACATTTATTTGAATTTTTGAAATATAATGAAGATAATTACTGTGAATCATTTATTGCGTGCATACTCTATAATACAGCGAATTTATAGCAGACTTACTTGGTCTGTCAATTCTGCAAACTTCGCCCGGTCTCATTCCAATCGCCAATGCGACGGGGTCATATCTCGAAATATCCGGAAGTTGAGATTTGTCAAGAATGTTGTATCTTTTCATCAACTCATCAACTTCATCATCGCTCATAATTGTGTGACGCGGGACGTATTGGTGATTTAATATGTTAAATTGCAACCGGTCAAGTGAGAGCAGTACAATAAAACGTCCTTTTAAAAATAGTTGATTCAAAACTTGACCCATGGTCTTGACTTCTTGTTTCGTTATAATAATCAATGTATCCTTTTCTGTGAGAACAGTGTCGTTCGCATTCGCAGATAACCCTGACCCTCCAATTTCGCCGCCAACCCCTAAATCATACAAGTCTTCAATTAAGTCGTTAATATGACCTATACTCAATGTTTTCTCTAAATGAAATTTCACATACGTTTTTTCATTTTCACCACCTCCAACATTCTTGGATTTTGTTGAGCCCTTTGATTTGTTGTGTTCACTCTTTTTTTCAACCAACATGTCCAACTGTTTGTGCGTGTTCATAGCATTGACCTCATTTACACCAAAATTGGCATACCCTTCTACGTCATACCCTCTTGATGAAAGTAATTCTAGTATTGTTTTTCTCGCAGTATAAAGTCGAGAGATTGTTTTGCTTGCGTTTGATGCCATTGTTTTACAGTGAATTATGATTTGATTTTAATATAAGTATATATTGTATAATTTTAATTCAATTTTTTATTTATTAAATATGTAAAATGATATTCTATTAAACTAAAAATAAAATCAAAATAAAAAAATATACCAAGTTTTATTTTAATTTTTAAATATTTTTTAAATGATAAATTGATTATTTGTCAACGAAAAATGAAAATGACGGACGCCGACGAAAATTTCAGTTTTAGTGAATATCAACATGAGTTAAAAAGTGACGCCTGCAACACATTTTGTTAAATCCAATGTCATCAAGAACTTGTCCTTCGGGTGTTTTTTTTATGTTATGTTTCGTGAGGTAGAGAACATTGTCTATGGCTACATCGTCGCCGCCAGGCTGTTCTTCAAGTTTCTTCTCTCGAACTTTGTTCAAATAATACCTATACTTGTCACCAATTACTTTTCCGCACGTTACACATTTCACCGGGATTATCATTTCTATAAACGGTTTACTGAACTGTTGATATAAGTCTATATATATATTTATATCAATTTTTATTTTATTCGAAAATGTAAAAGTAATAAATAACATTTTATTATTTTATTCTACACACTTGCTTCCTATTCCAGCATTTCCCTTGTAATAATAACAATCAATGTCTATTTTTTTACCGGCATCATATTTGAACGTAATGCCGCTCTTATCTCCGGCGCGACATTTTCCGTCGGGATTGTCGCTTGTAACTGCCCATCCGCAACAGTCTGCATTCAAACACGATGACTTTTCAAAAACGCCGCCACATTCATTATCAATATCAGTCATTGGAGTTTTTTTCAATGCATGCATTTTACAAAATCCGGATTTTAATTTTTTTTTCAAGTCGCTTATTGGTTGGCTAAGCAAGTTATTTGCTAAATATGAAGTGTTGTCGCCATTGTCATTCATGTCATTCATGTGACTTATGTTACTCATGTCACTCATTGCTTCAATCACAATAGTTTTTGACCTGCCCATTGGTTGAGAACTTAGGTCAATTTTGGTCATGTATATATAAACCAATATTCCAAAAATAACAAGTGATGTTCCAAAAATATATGCAAAATTATTGTAAGTAAAAGAAAATAATAAACCAATGAATGAAATTAAATATTCAAAAATGTTGTCGTATACCTCTTCCTCGGGTTCTTCATTTTCAGGTGATGCAGATAAAAATGATTTTACACTATCCATCTATATTGTTTGAATTTATTTTTATTTGATTGATTATATAATTATTTTACACTATATATAATTATATAACATTATTAAACATTTGCATCAACAAAAATAAAATAATATATATTTTATTAAATATTTATTAAAATACTTTAAGTTTTTTATTTTACTTGGACGATTTTGTTCTTCTTCTTTTCATTTTTTTTGTAATTGTGTTGTTGTTTGTATTTTTTTTCCTTACATTATTTGCTCTTAACTTTAATGTGGGAAATTTGTAGCTCACAAAACATATCGCGGTAAAAACTGAACCGTGCTCTTTTGTCACATCTAAATTCTCGTATTCGAAAATTTTACCAGGGTGAATTATATAACCACTGTCCGTAATGTTATCTTTATACAGTTGAAGATTTCCGCCCCCTTTTAATTTCCCGTATCCTCTTCTCTCAATAATGCCGGTAACAGATTCGGCTAAAGAAGCTTCTACATCTCGTTTTGTTCCTGAACCTGCATACTCTACAGCAAATCCGCCTAAATGTTTTCCCTTTGGGTCAATGACAGATGTGGTCATCACTGCGGCGCTTATTTTTGAACCTCTTTTTCCGTTTGATTGCGCTTTAATACATTCAAGCACTTCGCCCCATTGAAGTCGTTTTAATCCCTCTTCTTTCGAGATTTGTTTCGAATCAGTCGGCATAACACTCGTGTATTCAATGACGTTTGTATTTTGGATTCCCGCATCAAATAACGCGGCATCATAAGAGCCGGTTTCATACGGTAACCCTTCTGACCCAGCATTCGATTCACCCTTTCCTTTTGTTATAAAATATTCATATGGAACCCGATTACCTAAAATTATCATATTGATGAAAATTAGAAAATTATATTATATATTATATAACATAATTAAAAAAAAGTGTAGTAATATTGTTATATTTTCAATTTCGTCTTTTTGAATTCTTTGATTTCTTTGATTTCTTTGATTTCTTTGATTTCTTTGATTTCTTTGATTTCTTTGATTTCTTTGATTTCTTTGATTTTGTATGTTTTGTGTTTTGCCCATTCATGAAAGACTGATAATTTTTTGAGCAAGGAGGGGGGGGGTCCTAGAGGAATTCTGTTCCCTTAAGAATATAACCGGTTTCCCCTGTTGTTAAAACGCGCCTAAACTGTTGCCCGTCCGTTCCATGTATTTTCAAATGACACGACTCGCAAACCGTCATCAAATTTGCAGGATGATTTTTATGAAAATGCTGAATAAAATTCGCTTCATCGGCTTCTTTTTGGTGCTGTAAATGATGGACTTCTTCGCCCAATTTCTGTTTACACAATTCGCACATTCCTTTTATTTTATGCGCGTTGAAATGACTCGGCTTGAAATTCAAATCTCCGGCTTGTTTTTTGTCGCGATATTTCAGGCGAATATCATTCGCCATTTTCAAGAAATCGTCCGGCAAGTGTAGTGACTTGCACACTTCCAGTCCGTACATGCTCGGTCCGGCTCCGTCGCGCAACTTTCGGTCATATATCAGCACGTCCTGCGCCCTGTCATACGTTACCGCCATGTGTTTTGTAACAAGTCCACCATCCAATTGCATTTGCGCGATTTCTTCGTAATCAACAATTTCGTGCATATGAGTCGCAAACACAAAACAACTTTTTAGCGCGTGCAGTTTTTGCAATCCGGCAACAAATATGCTGATTGCAGAATCAATTTCTGTGCCCGAACACAGCTCGTCTCCCAAAATCAAACTGTTTGGGTCGGCACATTTCAAAATAACCCGCAGTTCCGACATTTCCACCGCGAATGTTGACATCCCTTTGAATAAATTATCATTTCCCAATATTCGCGTCATTATATTCGAATACGGAAAATATGTAAAAGCAGAACATGGAACATATAACCCTGCCTGAGCCATAATAATGCAAATTCCTAGAGCGCGAATCAGGCTCGTTTTTCCAACAGCGTTTGTTCCATAAAGCAGCATCCCGCGCTCACGCTCACCGAGTCCTAGCGAAATGTCGTTGCAAACATATAGCTCTTCTTCATTGATTCTTTCAATCAAACAGTGGCGAATGTCGCGCGCGTCCACAAATGAAGCTGCTGCTGCTGCTGCTGCTGCTGCCTTTTCACCACCGTTTTGTTTTATCACAGGTTTGCAATACTTGTATGTGCAAGCAATGTGCGCCTGATTTTGCATCAAGTCAATATCGGTAACAAAAGAAATAATCGTCTGAAATAACTCTTGATGTTCCTTTAAACCGGCCACGAATGCACCAAAAACAGCCCCGATTTCATCCCGAATTTTACCCCTTGTCTGACTAATGGAACTACACACGCTGTGTATTTTTTCATGAATAAATGTAACAGTGCTGCTGCTTCCCCCTCCCGCCTTGACAAATTGTAACAATGACAAATCGAATTCAAATGTTTTCAACGTGGCGGTGTCGATTGATTTGTAGGTTAATGTGGAAACACCCTGTTTTGCTTTGACTCGTTTTGCAATTTGGTCAAGAAGAATTTTGCTGCGCCGGTCAGTTGTTTGAATACTTAATCCAAGTTTTTCAGTTTCGTGCATTTTTACAAATTCTTTTTCTTGCAATCTTTTTGCATTATCATTTTTTTTCTCTCCAAGTGCAACGAGCTCGTTACAGTGCGCGCGAATGGATTCAAAGATGGAAAACCCGTCTTCATGCGCAATAAATGTGGCATCGAGTTCTTTGCTAACTCCCGGTTGAATAAAACAGTCTTCATATTTTAAATCAAAATCGAGAGAATCTATATTTTTACACTTTTCAATAATAAAATGAGAATCGATTTCTTTTTTCATTTTTTCACAAAATTCTGTGATTCTCTCTGGACATGCATCCGCATTTATATATTTCAACAACGTTTGGTCGCATTTCATGCCCTCATACATTTCATTTATAGTTTCAAGACTTGTATAAAGAACGTGGAGAGATTTTGGATAAATCTTCCCCAAATAAATCTTACGATGCAATTTTTCAATATCTTTTACATTTTCGAGCGCTGTTCTCCATTTCAAATACTTTTTACTTTTTGTTGTATCTGCTGTCGCCGCTGTTAATCCAAGTATGTATTCTGTAATGTCATATTCGCGCTGAATTGCAGCCACATTGAAAGATGGGTGCAACAACCGGTAATAAAATCGCCTTGATCCCATTGGCGTTTTGCAATGATTTAATAAACGATACACTGATGAACATTTTCCGGGTTTAGAACCAACAGAGTCGACTATATTCAGCTGTTCAAGTGTGTGGTTTGCTAGAACCATTCTGTCTGATTTATTCTCAAACACAGGTTCTATGATTTTATGCGTTAAATGCGGATTATGTTCATGTATAAAATGAAGAAGAAACGTAAATGACTGAATTGCAAATTCATATGCGGAATAAGATTGAAAAATAGAATTGCACACATGAAATGAAAAAAATTTGCCCAACATTTCTTTACGATATGTTTGCTTTTGACAATTTTTAGCTTGAATATAAAATGGATGTGACTGCGATTGCGGCGATTGTGCTGACTGCTGTTGTATGTCAATCATGTGAATCGGGTTGGCACAAGCGCGGATATTTGCAAAATTGATAATGTCTTCAATATCGTTTGCAGAGAGATTGGAAATAATAATAACTTCATTGGGTTGAAAAGAAGAAATAAATCTCTCCAACTCATCATACGTTGTTTGATTATGGCGCGCATTTATTTCGGATTCACATTCAAAGCATGTTGTTCTTCCGGTATAAATGTCAATATTTGACATGCCCATAATAATTTTGAAACCCGCGGACCCAATGTTGACGCGCTCAATCCAAAAGCAACATGTATTATTTGAGAGAACAGTTGCAGCTTCAGAATCATTTGAGAAAAATGTGCCCGGTGAATAAATACAATGCAAATTTCGCGTTGTATTTGAACCTTGTCCGTCTTGTACATAAACAATAATTGTGTATCCTAATTCCTGCATCTTTTTCACATATCTCTCCAAACTATAATCCCTGAAATTGCAGGTAAATGGAAATCCTGCCATGCACCTGCCGTTTGTAATCGAACAATTTAAATCACAAGCGGAACAAAATTCCTTCATATTTGCATCAATCATATTTCCAGCCGAATCCGTTTTGGAATAACATTCGAAAAATGAACCCACCTGCATTAATAAAATCGTCTTTGTTCCATATTTATGCGCGTATTCGCCAGACAATCGAAAATACTCGTCTGTTAATGCCATTGATGAATGATGTTTTTGTGATGATACAAGCTAATAATATCTATGCACATGAATCTAAGTTGTTTTCATATATGTATTATTTTCTTTTACTATTTTTTCTTTTACTATTTTTTCTTTTACTATTTTTTCTTTTACTATTTTTTCTTTTACTATTTTTTCTTTTACTATTTTTTCTTTTACTATTTTTTCTTTTACTATTTTTTCTTTTTATTGTTCCACCGGCGGGATCGGGATATTCAAAATCAGGTAGGTTTGGAGGAGAGCCTTGTAGATTTCTGGGGTTGTAAATTTGTTGTGTTCTAGGTGTATCAAGATTTTGTGCGGGTACGGCAGCAGCGGGAGCAACGGCGGCAGCAGCAGGAGCAACGGCGGCAGCGGCAGGAGATGCAGATGCGGCTTCTTCTAATTTTTTTAACTCGTCATTTAATTCTGTTAGTCTTCTTTTTAAAGCAACTAATTCTCCTGTTAACCTCATTTGTTCCTCATCCTTACTCTTTTTATTTTCACTCAACTGGTCTGTTGCTGTTGTTTCTCTGTTTTTAATAAATTCGTCAAGGCGTTTGTTCTGAACATTTATTTTTGTCATTATTTCATTCATTTCTGCTTTTATTACACTATCATCTCTATTAACTGTTCTTGAGCTAGCATTTCCCATTTTTTTTATATTAATAATAGATATTATTTATTTTATAATTTGATTTTATTTTTATTAAAGATGTTTAAATTCATTTAAATTTTTCTTGTTTCATTTATGTAGTTGTGAATAAATACGTCTCCATTTGTATTTACAACTTCTCCTGTCATATTACACTCTTCATATATTTTTCGTAATATGTTGGATGGAGCTGTAGAACCAAGTTTTAATAAATTATTTTTAATAAGTGCATTTTTTACATCATAAATTGGAACATTTTTTAATTCGCGTTGTGCATTTTGAATTATTTTTCTGGTTTTATTGTTTTTAATTAAAATACTTATTTTGTTGCCATGTTTTCCAAGTTTGTATTTTTTAATTGTAGTTTTTCTTCGAACTTGTTTGAGTTTTCTTGGTTGAGGTTTATATTTTTTTACTTTATTATGACTGGTTTTTTTCAGGTGACTGGTATTTTTGTTTTCATTATTATAATTGTAAATGTTGTTATTATCGAATGAATTTTTTTTTAATGTTTTATTGTAAAATTGTCTGTATGATGGTTTTGTTCCACCTTTCATTGCTCCATATGGAACATCGTCGTTGAGTTTAATCATTGAATTGTTTTTGTTATTTTTCGCGCCATCATAATCATCATCATCATGATTGTTGTCATTGATGAAGTTGTCATATTTCAAAGATGAACGAGGCGGAGGCGGAGGCGGAGGAGGCGGAGGCGGAGGCGGAGGCGGAGGAGGTGGTGGCGGAGGCGGAGGAGGTGGTGGCGCTGGCGCCGGCGCTTGAGACACTTCATGAGGTGGTAGTGGAGGAGGTGGTGGTGGAGGTATGTTTAGTTTCAAAGTAGATAAAGATTGCTGCAGCTCTTGTAGTTGCTGTTTTAAATGCAGAACAGGTGATAATGGTTCGTCATGTTTAACGCCCGTGTTCATGTTTGTGTCCATGTCCGTATCCATGTTTGTGTTTATTCCTCCTGTAACATGTCTTGTAATGTTTGATGAAATTGGAAGCATTAAATTCGAGGGTACATCTAGTGTAACATTTTGAAGTTTACTTGAATTATTGTTACTATTGTTATTACTATTATTATTATTATTATTATAGTGATGTTTTCGCGTTACTGAAGATGGATGTGTATTTTTTTTAAATTTTTTTAAATAATCAATGGATGCTTCAAAGTCTTTTGAAAAAATGTTTGTATATTTTTCTCTATTAAAAGGCTCTTTTTGTTGTTTGTCATTGTTACTATTATTATTATTAGTACTGTCATTATTACTAAAATCAAGAGGAACAGAATGAGCTCTTGTTGCATTTTTTGTTTCTTCTCTCTTTTGTTTCAATAATTTAATCAAATTATTTTTAAGTTCACTGGGTTTTATAAATTCAGGGAGTTTTCTATTTTTTTTTATAGAACCGTTATTTCTTTTTTGTGAAAATGATGGATTTAAATGTTCGCGATTGATGGTTATCTTTTTTTTTATTTCTGTCATTTATTTTCTTTTTATTTTGTTGCTAGTTATTGGTTAATTTATTTTATGAATGAATGAATATAAAATGGATTGGTATTTTTTTGATATTATATTTATTATATAAAAAAATACATTATTTTGGACACATCTTTTTACTTTAAATAAATGTATAAATCATTTTATATTATATGATAAAAGATTTAAATATAAATTGATTTATAAAATAGTCAGAACGAACATTATAAAATGGCTGTTTCAACTTCACACGTGAAAATGAATAAAAAAGACAGTAATGGGAGAGGTTTCGAAACAAATGATGAATATAATGATTATGACGACAGTCAAAGCGAATATTCGGAAGCGCCTTGGAAAATTATAAGTTCATATTTTAAGGACCAACATTTGAAACGTTTGGTGAGGCATCAAATAGAGTCGTACAATGATTTTATTGGGGTTCAAGTTGAGAGAACAATTGGAATGTTCAATCCAGTGACGATTGCGTCAGAGCAAGATTTTGATAAAAAAAATAAAAAATATAAACTGGAGATTGAAGTTACGTTTGATAAATTTCATCTTTATCGTGCTCAAATTCATGAGAACAACGGTGCTACGAAACTCATGTTTCCCCAAGAGGCGCGTTTAAGAAATTTTACATATGCATCTACAATGACAGTGGATGCAAATATAAAATACATTGTTCGTTCAGGAGAACAGCTTGAGAATGTGCAAACGTTTCACAAGGTGTTGCCGAGCATTCACATTGGTAAAATGCCAATCATGTTGAAGTCATCAGTTTGCATATTGAATCAGTATGCTCACATTAGTAATGCTGAGACGGGAGAATGTTCATATGACGCAGGTGGTTACTTTATTATAAATGGAAGTGAAAAGACGGTGCTTGGTCAAGAAAGGGCGGCTGAAAACAAAGTGTATTGTTACAATGTTTCTAAAGGAAATACGAAATGGATGTGGCTAGCGGAAGTAAAGTCTGTGCCTGATTTTAAATGTATTTCTCCGAAACAAATTAATATGATGATAGCAAGCAAAAATAATGGTTTTGGATTTCCGATTTATGTTCAGATACCGCGTGTGAAACAACCGATTCCGTTGTTTGTGTTGTTTCGGGCGCTGTCCGTGCTGTCGGACAAGGAAATATGTGAAAAGATAGTGTTTAATATTGAAAACAAGGAAGGAAATAATGAGTCAATACTTATGGCACTTCGCGCGTCTGTCATTGATGCCAACACGGTTCTTACTCATGAAGATGCGATGCGTCAAATCACGTCGATTGTCATGTTTACTCCTTTGAATATGGATAAAGAAACGGGAGCAAGAAAGAAGCGCGATTTTGCAATTGAAATCTTGAATTCTGATTTGTTTCCTCATTGCAGAACTCAGGCACAAAAGATATACTATTTGGGGTACATGGCTTCACGAATTATCAAATGCAGTTTAGGGATTATAAAACAAGATGACCGCGACTCATACATGAACAAGCGCATTGATTTGACAGGTGTTTTACTGAATAATTTATTTCGAAATTATTTCAATAAGGTGGTGAAGGATATGACCAAGCAGGTCATTCGTGAAATCAATACAGGCTCGTGGAGGTCGACCGAAGACTACTTGAATATTATTAACAAGACGAATGCATACAAGATAATCAAGTCAACAACAATTGAAAATGGAATTAAGCGCGCTCTGTCAACTGGAGATTTTGGAATCAAAAATGTCAACACAAATAAGGTGGGCGTTGCCCAAGTTTTGAATCGTTTAACATATGTGTCGAGTTTGAGCCACCTTCGTCGTGTAAGTACGCCGATTGATAAAAGTGGAAAACTGATTCCGCCGCGAAAACTCCATAACACAACATGGGGGTTTTTATGCGTCGCTGAGTCTCCTGAAGGCGCAAGCGTCGGTGTCGTAAAAAATATCAGCTACATGTCGCATATCACCATTCCGAGTCACGCCGATTCGCTTCACAAGCAGGTTGAACCGTACATTCAATGTCTCGACACAATTGCCAACAGCAACGTTCTTGTTGATGCAGTAAAGGTATTTGTAAATGGTGCGTGGGTAGGAATAAGCACTCATCCGGTTGAACTCTACAATGCATTCAAGGATAAGAAAAGCAAGGGTATTATTAATATTTACACGTCGGTTGTTTTTGATATTCGAAACAAGGAAATTCGAATTTGCAATGACTCGGGGCGAATTATGCGCCCGGTTTTGCGTGTAAAGAATAATCGCACATTTATCACGTCGGATGTTCTGCGCAAGTTGGACCGCCGTGAAATCACGTGGGACGACCTGGTAACTGATTGCAGGATTGAAAATGCAGTGATTGAATACATTGACCCGGAGGAACAGAATTTCAGCATGATTGCAATGAAACGCACAGATTTGAAAAATGCATCAAATCCGACTCCGACTTCACAGTTCACCTACAATTATACCCACTGCGAAATTCACCCGAGCACCATTTTTGGAATCTTGGCATCGTGCATTCCGTTTCCAGAGCACAACCAGTCACCCAGAAATACTTATCAATGCATCGGAGTTCATGAAAATGTTCTTATGGGAGATGGAACAAGGACACAAATAAAAGATGTTAGAATTGGAGACAGTGTAATGTCATTTTGTCCCAAAACATTTGAAGTAGTTAAAACTAAAGTTGTAAATCACTTTATTCGTAAAAATGATAATCCTGTTTACAAGGTCAAAACTATTAGTGGAAGAGAAATTGTAGCAACAGAAGACCATAAATTCATGACAAACTGTGGTTGGAAAACTGTGGGTGAGTTGATTCAACAGAACGAATTAAGAGTTGGAATAACTCACTTTCCCACACACATTGAAGATAATAAAATTGGAGACAAATGCATATTGTGTGAAGATGAATTTATTAATAAGATGAAAGAACTCGAAATTGACGAAACTAAAAATAGAAAAATAAATAAAGTACAAAAATATGTTAGTAAATTAAAAAATATCGGATTGCTTCCGCTTTATGAAAATAATCCTAAATTAACAACATTGTCAAGAATAATTGGATATTTATATGCTGATGGTTCAATTAATATATACCAAAAAAATAGAAAAAATGTCAACAATGACGGTGTTTATTTATATAAAGAATTTCAATGTTCGTTTGATTTCGGACAATATTGTGATGCATTAGAGTTTACAAATGATTTGAAATCAATTGGATTTGACAAAGATATTAAAATAATGGAAGGAACAAGAACATTTAAAAGTAAAGATAGTGACAGAGAACAAACACACCACACATATGCAGTAATTTATAATGGATGTTTGCCAGCACTTTTAATAAGTATGGGAATAGGATATGGAAAAAAAACAGAAACTGTAAGAAATAGCATTCCAAATTGGATAGTTGACAATAATGCATATGGGCTTCAGTTCATGAGAGGGTTTCAAGGCGGAGATGGATGCAAAATCAGATGGGATAAAACAATTGATAGAAGGTTAACTACTATTGAAAGAATATATATTATAAAGATTCAAGAGACATCACAACAAATCAATCCAACTTACAAGGAGTCTCTGGTTTCATTCATGAATCAATGTGTTTTAATATTAAGTAGATTAGGAATTAATACATTGCATGTGAAAGAAAGTAAAATAAGTGAATCAAGAGTAAAAATATCATTTACTATTTCAAGTAAAATGGATAATATTATAAAATATTATGACACAGTTGGTTATGCATATTGTAACACTAAAAATATACATTCATTTAAAGTTACTGAATACCTTAAAACAAAAAAAAATAATAAACAAAACAAGTATTGTGGCAATATCGAAGAATGGATGAGGGATATTCAAGTTGTTAATAACTTGGCATTTATACCAATTGAGTCTATAACAAGACAAGAAGATTGCATGATATCTGACATTGAAGTTGAACACGATAATCATTCATTTATTGCTGGAGATAATTTTGCAAGTTCAAATTGCGCAATGGGTAAGCAGGCGATGGGCATGTACGTTACGAACTTTTACAACCGGATGGACAAGACGGCATATGTCCTATCCAATCCAATGCGTCCGCTAGTTGATACTCGTGTTATGCGCATGATAAAGCTCGACGAGATTCCATCCGGCGCACCCGTCATCGTCGCAATTATGAGTTATACCGGCTACAATCAAGAAGACAGCATCCTTGTCAACAAGGGCGCAATCGACCGCGGTTTATTCAGCGCAACCATTTATCACACTGAAAAGGACGAGGACAAGAAAATCAACGGTGACGAGGAAATTCGATGCAGACCAGATTCCACAAAAACAAAAGGAATGAAATTTGGAAATTATTCGAAATTGAATAGCAAGGGCGTTATTCCCGAAAATTCCGTTATTGAAAATCGTGACATTATCATGGGCAAGGTCATGCCCATCAAGGAAAATAGGAATGACCACACAAAAGTAATCAAATATGAAGACGCCAGTAAAATGCACAGGACTACAGAAGACTGCTACGTCGATAAGAATTACACGGAGCGAAACGGGGACGGATACGTCATTTGCAAAGTTCGCATTCGCACATTTCGAAAGCCGGTCATCGGAGATAAACTCAGCAGTCGTCACGGACAAAAGGGTACCATCGGAAACATCATTCCAGAAATGGATATGCCATTCACAAAGAGCGGACAGCGTCCCGACATCATCATCAATCCCCATGCCATTCCATCCCGTATGACCATCGCCCAACTCAAAGAAACCCTCCTCGGAAAAGTCCTCCTCGAACTCGGACTCTTCGGCGACGGAACATCATTCGGAGAACTCGACGTTTATACCATCCGCAATGAACTCCTAAAACTCGGCTACGAAAACAACGGAAATGAACTCCTGTATAACGGCCTATCCGGCGAACAAATCAATTCAGACATTTTCATCGGTCCCGCATTCTACCAGCGCCTAAAACACATGGTCAACGACAAGCAACACAGCAGGTCCATCGGTCCAATGGTAAATCTCACGCGTCAGCCTGCGGAAGGCCGCTCGCGAGATGGAGGATTACGGTTTGGGGAAATGGAGAAAGATTGTGCTAAGGGAGACACACCCGTTTCTCTAAGATGTGGGCTATCAGTAATGATTGAAGAAATGGATATAAATAAAAAACATGTTCTTGGGTGGAGTGAGAGCAAGAATGGTATGGTTCCTTCAAAACAATGCGCATTTATGGATAAGGGAATGCGTGACTGTGTTGAGCTAACATTTGAAGATGGTAGGAAAATCATATGTACAGAAGAACACCCAGTATTAACATCAAATAATGAATGGGTGAAAGTAAAGGACCTTGAACTTCATAAAACAAAGGTTAAAACCGGCGTTGCTTATCCACTTATGAAAGTCAAGGAAGAAATTGCGGAATGTGGTGGTTGGACACAATCATTAGGAACACGAACGCTCAGGACAGATACTTATAATGAATATATGAGAACGCTTGCATTTGCACGCATACTTGGACTTTTGATTACCGATGGAAGTATTAGTGCAGATGGTACACGAAAACAGGCATCAGTTTCACTTGGACATGTAATTGATGTTAAACAATTTCTCGGTGATATAACCATGTTTTGCGAAATTAACCAGATGAAATATAAAACGAAAAATTACTATTTTGTTAACATTCCGAGTGAATTTCTTGATGATATTCTTCAACTTGGCGGAATCTTGCGTGGAAGAAAAATAGATCAACCAGGAACACTTCCTGAATTTATTTTGAATGAGAACTGTCCACGCCCCATTATTCGTGAATTTCTTGCTGGAATGTTTGGCGGCGACGGACACACATGTGTTCTTGGATTGCATAGGGGGAAACGCGACGTTATGACATCCGTTTCATTTTCAAAATCGAAGACATATGAGCATCGTGAATCATTGCAAAAAATGTTTGAAGATATGCAGAAACTACTTGCCAAATGTGGTATTCATAATACAACGATTCAGAATTTTCGGGAAACATCCTCATCTAGAAAGAAATTCGAATTGAAAGATAAAAATGATGCGTCGAACCGAAGTTTTCAGTTGACGCTTCACCTTCCTATTGAACAACTTATACCATTCTCCGAAAAAATCGGATTTCGTTATTGCTGCCACAAATCCCAGCGTCTTGAAGCCGGTGTTTCATATCGTCGCTTGCGTGAAGAAGTTTGCCGTCAACACAATTGGCTGGTGAATCGTGTTGATGAAATAACGCATTTCAAGGAAATCAAATCGAAGAATCCGGACAAGATTGTGCCCACAAAGAGTGCCATTATTCAAGCAGTTGAAGAACTAAAGAAAACTGAAGGGCTGCTTCATGAATACGCAATTCCAAGCACACACGATATTACGGATCACCTGATTAAAGGCACAGAATTTGGCAAATTCACATCCAAGTCATTTCCCACTGCGGAACAATTCATGGAAAAAATTGGAGCGCTCAGCTGGTTTCTAAGCGATGATGCAGAGTCAGAAAAAAAAATGGATGACCACGACCACGTGAATGAACAAGTATTTAATGAAGAAGAAGGTATAATTGATGACGATATTAAAGATTATGACACCGATACTACAGTATATGGCGTGTATCGCGAAAGTGCCTCACTTCCCACGATGAATTTGGAGGTTGTGTCGAGAATCAATGTCGGCCCGCAACACGTGTATGACATCAGTGTAGAAGACACGCATTCATTTCTTGCAAATGGCATCGTTGCACACAACTGCATGGTATCGCACGGAGCTGCACGATTCACGCGCGAGCGACTCTACGATGTTTCAGATAAATACCAGGTCCATGTGTGTTCCAGATGCGGAATGGTTGCAGCTTATAATGACGCGTTGGGCATTCACTGCTGCAAAATGTGCGACAATCGAACCGATTTCGCGTACGTTGAAATTCCATATTCATGCAAGCTGCTGTTTCAAGAACTGCAAACGATGAATGTAGTCCCGCGAATCATGACGGAATAATAGAATAAAATAAATGTAAAATAAATATTTGTAAAATTAAAAATATTTATTGTGATATGTTTTATTTTTTCTTTTTGAAGGTTTTTCTTTTATACCTTTTTATGTTCCTTTTTATGTTTCTTTTTGATTTTCTTTTTGATTTTCTTTTTCTTTTTGAACCACCTTCACTACCATCAAGTGATTCACCACATAATAATGACATTTCCATTTGTAATTCGTGACTAGGAGATTTTGGCTTTAGTGCCAGTATTTGACAAAATGCATTTTTATCTCCAACAAATAATGGATGTGGATTTTTATCTAATATATTAGATAATAATTCTATGTTTTGACTTTCATATAACTCATCAAATTTCTTGATGGGTACATCACAGCTTCTTTCATTTAATGCAAAATTCATAAAACTTTCAATAATATCACAATTTTGTGGTGTAAGTTGTCCAGTACAGTATGTAGCTTTGAATAATGCAGAATTAGTATCAAACATTTTTTTTGCTTCACTAACAATCCGCACTCTTTCTAGTTTTCTAAAAAAATTATCACCAAATAATCTTTTAATCGCATTTTTATTTTCTAATGAAGTACTCATTAACCTTACCACATTTTTAACAGGCATATCTATAGTTACTACTCCTAATACATCGTCTACTATGGGGAGAGCAGAAGCCATTTTATTATACAATATTTATATATTATATTATTTTATTTATTTTATTTATTTGTTTAATCTCTCTTTCTCTCTTTTTTAGAAAGTTATAATCGAAATATAATCCTGTAATCCTGAATCATGAACACACCTGTTAGTCCCATTAATCACAAAACATGTTGGCAATAAAAAACGCGCCCACAAGTCCAAGTACTGCTCCTAAATGATAGTTGTATTGCATTTTTCTGTACACATTTAACCATGCTTGTTTTTGTTTTTCTCCGTCAATGTGAAGTATCATCCAGTCGCTTTTTGGAGAGAGAATATAAAAAAAGTAGTTGGTTATAAATGTGACTGCTCCAACAACGCATATTGTTGAAAATCGATTTATTTTGTATGAATTTTTCGTCGCACTTTTCCAAAATAAAAATAAAAGTGATAATACAAGACCTAGTCCAAACCCTTTGAAATAAATTTGTCGACGTTCGTCTGCAATCTTTTTATAGATTGCTTTTTGTTTTTCGGAGAGAACGGCGGTAAATTCTTTTATCGACAAAGTGCTGTCTGAATTGTACATGGTGAAAATCATTGCAACGATGAACATTGTTGCAATAATGCAGCTTTTCATGCAGACCATTTTACAGTGATTGTGAGTTTAGTTATTATATTGTATGAAAATATTTTATTTTTATTTATAGATGGCATAATATCGTTGTAAAATCTCTACTAATACTAAATTTGCCAAATCATTATTTCCTTTTATTTCACATTGTAAAATTGAAGATTTTTTATCCCTGTAAATTTTAACAGTGGTTTGAATACTGTCTTTTGGCATGTGGAAAATATCAAAAAACATTCTACCTTGCAACAATAATGCGTCTTCATCCAGTTGAATGTTTGCATAACCATTATTAGTTTCTATATCATATTGAAGAGTATAACCATCTTCTACATCCATAATTTTTTTATCAACATCTTCGAGAGCAAGAACGATGTGTTCTAAATTGAAATCAATCTTTGCTTGCATTATGACTCACGTGTATATAATTTAAGTTATTATCATTAATATCTTTTATATATATATTTTGTGATATTCATTATTTTAATTTTATTTATTTTATTATATAATATTATCATATATTAAATATACGAACATTTAAAAATGAAGATGATTTTAGGAGGTTTTTTTAATGGCTTTTCTGCGAAACTGTTAGGTGGTGGATCAAGTAAGAACGGCAGCGGTGGTCCAGATGGCAGCAGTGAAAGAGAAATGTCGCGAGTAACGTTGAGAGAAGCATGGAACGGTGCAGCTGCAACTGGAACTGTAAAAAATCTGCCAGTGGCTGCAACTCCATTTCGCGCTATAAACAATGCTGGAGATTTATTGAATCGTAAAAATTACACTTCAGGCGGTCCAACGCAAATTAGTTCTGTAAGAGGTGGATTGAATGGGTGGAAGAAAATGGCGGGAGCAGTTCAACCGCATCCTGATAAAACTGGTGTTCCATCTTCCACATGCAATGTGAAATATGTGTACGACGGTTCAGATTACACCACGTTTAAGAAGCTTCAGGCGATTAACCGCAACTACAATAATGCGAGCAATGGTGGAAACTTGAATAGTGGTTCTCAGTCTGCATTTAGAGCAATTAGGCGCTTTTAATAATATTTCTTAATTTATTTTATATAATAAAAGTGTAAATAACAATAACAGCTCATTCAAAATACAATATATTAATTAAGCATAATATATTATATCATATTAAGTTATATAACTAAAATGGTATTCAAGTTGAAATATAATTTTAATGGTCCTCCTGATAGTCATATTTTAATAAAACAGCGTGGAAATAATGCAACGCTGACAAGCGTGAATCCGATGCCGCAACAGTTTTATCCGTCATCCAATGACAGCGTCTTTGCAATGGGTCGTCGTACGTTTGTTAAAACTAAAGGGGAGCCAAATGGTGTCAAAAATATGGATAATAAGGTTGCCGGAAATGTGCATGGAAATTTTGGAACAACCTTTAATCAAATACCGCCTCATAAACGCACAGGTTTAGTTGGAAAGCCTATATCATTTCCGCAAGACAGTTCTCAACGAATTGAGCGTCTTAAAAATAATGCAATTGGCGGAGGGAGTATGAAGGTGGGTTTAGCAACAACTGCTCCCATGTCTTTTAGAAGCAAAGACACAACTAGTCGAAATATTGCAATTCGAAGGTGTCGTGCTGGAGGGTGTATTGCGCCAAAAAAGAAGGGTGCAAATAACTCATTCAAATCTGGCGGAGGGTCAATTTATACAAGTATAGGGAATCGTCAAATTTTTGCTCCATAAATGAAAAGTAATAGCATTTTTATATTAATGATGAAAAAATAATAATATAAAATTAATATATATATAATAAAATTTAGTAAAATGAAAAGAGAAACTCTAAAAAATAAAAGAATGAATAAGCGTAGCAGGACACGGCGTCAACGTAGATATAGACGCCGCCAAATGTTTGGAGGAAGAAATGCACTTATTAATTTTCTTAGTCCAACACCAAACACGCCTGAGAGTTGTGATGAAGAATATAAAAAATGCAAAGCTGGTGTAAGTGGTGAAAATGAAGGTGGTATTTTTAACACGATTAGTAATTTGTTAACGGGTAACTCATCTACTGAATCTACTGATGCGTCGTCACAACCTCAACAAGTTTCAACATCATCGTTGGATTTGTCACCGTCTCCATCGGACTCGTCGTCGTCTTTTATGTCTGAACCATCTCCATCGGGCTCGTCGTCACAACCTGAACCAGTTTCAACATCATCGTTAGATTTTATGTCTGAACCATCTACTGATGCGTCGTTACAACCTGAAGCATCATCTACTGATGTCTCGTTACAACCTGAAGCATCATCTACTGATGCGTCTTTACAATCTAAACCAGTTGCAACATCATCGGATTTTATGTCTGAACCATCATCTACTGATGCGTCGTCTACTGATGCGTCTTTACAATCTAAACCAGTTGCAACATCATCGGATTTTATGTCTGAACCACTTGAATCGTCATCTTCGTCGTCGGACTTGTCACCATCTGAAGAACCATTAAGGCCGTTAAAACGCTCTCGTTACGGTGGTGGCAGTGTAAAGAAATATAAAAAACGAACTATGAAAAGGAAAAATAATAGTAAAAAAAAAAGAAATAATAAAAAAAAATAAATAAAAAATTAAATACAAAACATTTTATAATGTATAATGTAATGTATTAATTGTAACATTATTTTAATAGTTGTCAGTCAAGTCAATATATTTGGAATGTCATCTTAATATATGGATTAATGCATATTTGTTATAAGCAAGTGCGCAAATGTGTACTTGTGGTCTAATGGGAAATTGGAAACTTCAAAACCAAGCGACTCATATGTCGCGAGTTCGAATCCTCTCAGTTCCTCAAAAAAAGGCTTCAAAGTAAGCTGAAAAAAAAATTGGAAAAAATATACCCAAAAATTAATCCCCTATAGCTCAGCGGCAGAGCGTCTAAAACACCGTCGTCTACAACCTTGACTCGCAAGAGTCCGAATTGATGATGGTTATCGCCTTATAAGCGGAAGGTCACAGGATCGAAACCTGTTGGGGGAATAATATCATTCAGTAGCTTTACAGAAGCTCCTCGTCATAGCTAAGCGACGCAAAACACAGCCTGCAACTGTAAACCACTCCCACGGCGGGCGGCTTATCGTCGAACACAATCAAGACACTCAATGTCCGAAAGTTTGATGGTTATCTCTTTCTCATTAAAAGGCAAGCACAGGATCGATACCTGTGGGTGGTACTCAACGGGGATGGCGCAGAGGAAGCGCGCGGGGCTCATAACTCCGAGGTCCTAGGTTCAAGCCCTAGTTCCCGTATTTTTTTTACTTTGACAAGGTCATCTATTTTATTTTTTATTATATCTTTGAATGAATCGATACAAAACATAGAGAGAAAATATGCTTATGCAAGCATAAAATGCCTTTACATAAACGTCATCTGGTAATTTTGAAAAATCGATTTTATCAAATTGATAACCTGACCTTTTTGAATCTTTTTTCTTTTTTTGTTTTATTTTATTTTTTCGAATCGCTGCATACTTGTATTTGCATTTTGATTTGTGTTTTGATGATGATGACGACGATGAGCATGAATCTGAATCATCACCATTACCGCCGTTGTAGTTTATAAATGTTTCAGTACATGTTTGCGTAGGGTCCGCCGGATTTTTTTTATCGAGAAATGTGCACGGGTCCATATTTTTCACATCGGCAACTGCGACAAATTTAGTGTCGGTTCCAAAATTGTCTTGTCCGGTGTCATTTAAATTTGCGTCGGTTACAGGAGTAATCGTGGCGAGCGTAACTGACATGCACGGCGGGTTTTCGCCCATCATGAATGACTTGAAAATATTTAGCGGATTTAGTTTCGCTAAATCACCTAGCGTTCCAGGAATTAATCCCTCAAATTCTGTAAACTCAGTTCCCCCTAGACCTGATGATATAAATGGGATGTTTCCGCTCGGAACATTATTAATGTAAATATATCGGTCAACTAATTTGTTTGATTCAACGTCAGTGCACTGACCACCTGTTTTTAAAAAAAACTTATCACCTAAAGGACCGCCTGTTGTAGAACCACCCTTTCCAGACACAAGCACTTCAACATAGTTGATCAATCCGCCAACATTATTAGCAAGTGCGTCAAAAGTTCCTTCGTCCGACATACCCATATCTGATGGTTTCAATATGCGTTTCCAATACAAATAATCAGGACCCAGCAAATTCTGCTCCATCCCTTTCATATCCGTCATAATATCTGAAAAAAAACCCGACATTTTAAAATAATCTTTGAATAATATATATATAATAATTATTTAAAAAAACGATTAAATATAATACCAATAAACAATACTACTACAACCAAAAAAAAAACAAAATGAATAATCGAAACGAAAATGTAGAAAAAGGTACAGAAATGACACTTTTAAATGAAACACCGCCACCATCACCAACGTCACCAACGTCACCAACGTCACCACGACTATTATACAAAAAAATGAATTTGAAGTCAAATACTTTTTTAGATGCAGACGAGTTGAGTAATTTGAAGGCAACATTGAAAACGGGAGACTTGTTGGTGTGCGACGATTTACAACACAATTCATGGGGAATATTTAGCTGGTTCATTAAGTTCATGACCCAAAGCGATTATTCTCACGTTGGAATGGTTGTGGTTGACCCGGATATGACAAACCCCAAGTTGAAAGGTGTGTACGTTTGGACATCGGGAATATCTGATACTCCAGACCCCGAAGATAATAAAAAAAAATTCGGTGTTCAATTTGTCGAATTTGATGAATTTTTAAAAACATATCAGGGAAAAATTTATCTCAGACGTTTGATTTGTGAATCAAAAGAGCAGTATGAAAAACTATTTAACAGTGTTACACTACAAGAAATTCATAAAGTTGTCTATGATAAACCGTATGATATCGTGGTAACCGACTGGATAGAAGCGTATTACAAAAAAGACCCCAATCCGCAAAAAACGTCACGTTTTTGGTGCAGTGCATTAATTGGATACATATACACAAAGGTAACGCTGTTTCACGAGAATTTGGACTGGAGTATATTGACACCGAGTTATTTTTCAAGTGAAAACAAAACGTTTCAAATGTTGCACAATGTGAAACTCGAAAAAGAGTATCAAATTTGGGGATAAACTGTAAATATTTATTTATTTATTTATATTTATAAACTGAATATTAATTATATATAAAATTGAATTTATATATATAATTAATAAAATCTCAATAAAAATCAATCAGTCAATCAAATCAGTCAACTCATAACAAGTCATCAATGTCGTCGCATCATCAAGATTGGGAACCCGTTATTTTTAATAAAAAATCAGCAGAAAAAAAAACTGCACCTGCAACAACTCAGAAAACATCGTCATCATTGGCATCTGTCGGCATTTATGCAGCCGCATCAGACGACGATGTAAAAAAAACGAAATATGTTTCAAAAAAAACTTCCCTTGCTGTCAGCGCAGCAAGGTGTGAAAAAAAAATGACGCAGAAGGAATTGGCACAAAAATGCAACTTTGATGTTTCAATTGTTGCTGAAATTGAAAGAGGAACTTGCGTGTACAATCCGACACATGTTAATAAAATACAAAGTGTTCTTGGAGTAACAATACCAAGAAGTTAATTATAAATAAAAAAAAATAAATAACTTAAAAATATATTAGTTATATTTATAACTGTACTTTTACTTGTAATTGTATTTGTATTTGTATTTATTTAGTTTAATTTATATTTTTTTTATAAATACACACATCAAACCATTTCATTTATTACGTAGTCATACTCAATCATGAGTAAGAGTGAAATTACGGAATTGTTTCGTTCCCAATTGGAAACCGTTTTTACAACATTTGTTTATGATGCTACCTTTTTAATATGCCTCAATGTGCATAATAAGGAAATTATTGTAAATTTTCCTGTTGTATTAGATGATAACCGAGTTGAAATATTTACTGGATATCGCGTTCAACATAATAATTGGTTGGGTCCATATAAAGGTGGGCTGCGTTTTAGCGAAGAGGTTCACATGGAAGAATGCAAGGCACTGGCATTTTGGATGACAATAAAATGCGCCCTTCATAATTTACCGTTTGGCGGAGCAAAGGGGGGTGTCATGTATAATCCAAGAAAGTATTCAGAAAATGAAAATCGAAACATTTCGAAAGCATTTTGTGCCGCCATTTATACAAATATTGGGCCAACTCTTGATATACCGGCACCGGACATCGGAACGTCAAGTCAAACAATGGACTGGATGGTTTCCAAATATCAAGAGTTGAGCAATGTGTCGAACAAATCACAATTGGGCTGTTTTACGGGTAAAAGTGTGGATTGTGGAGGGTCCTTGGGGCGAAACCACTCCACCGGTTTGGGCGTTGCATTAACAATTGACTATTGGAATAAACATCACAAGGATTTTATAGATGATCCGTTGAAAACATACATTATACAGGGTTTCGGAAATGTTGGCGTTTGGACGATGCATTTTTTAAATCAGTTTGGTTACACGTGCTTGGCGGTTGGCGACCACACCGGATATTATAAATTCAATGACGCATCTAGCATGAACGTTGAAATGTTGAAAAAATATAATGCTGATAATCGAGGATTACTCAACGTGGAGAGTTCGCCTGCGTTTAAAGACGTTGAAAAAATAAGCGAACAAGATTTTTGGAAAATGAAATGCGACATTGTAATTCCAGCCGCGAAAGAGCTGCAAATAACAAAAGATGTTGCCCAAAATATCGGTTCAAGTTGCAGGCTTGTTGCAGAAGGTGCAAATGGACCGACAACTGCCGAGGCTGACGCAATATTGCTTGAAAGAAACATTGAAGTAATACCTGATGTGTTGTGCAACAGCGGAGGTGTCATTGTGAGTTATTTTGAATGGGTGCAAAATAATTCAAATGATTATTGGAGTTTGGATGCGGTTGAAGAACGTTTAAAAAAAATGTTACATAATACTTGCATTAGTCTATTTCATTTGAAGGACCAATATAAACAAGAGAAATACAGTAACAGAACTTTGGCTTATAAAATATCGGTTGATAATTTGTTTCATAATGCATAATATAAAATAATAGTTGTTTATAATCCCGTGCTACCAAACCCTCCTGCACCTCTCTCTGTTTTTACCAACTCTTCAACTTCTTCCAATTCATTTGTGAATATTCTCTCAAAAATCAACTGTGCAATTCTGTCGCCTGCTTTGATTGTAAAATCGTATGCCCCGTGGTTGAACAGGATAACTTTTATTTCACCCGTATAGTCGCTGTCAACGACTCCAGCGCCAACCTGGATTCCGTATTTGAATGCCAACCCGCTTCTCGGTGCAATTCTTGCATAACAGTCTTTTGGAACCATGATGGAAATGCCAGTGGAAATGGCGCACCATTTATGAGGTGGAATAGTTGCATCCACGGACGAACTAATGTCCAATCCGGCACTGCCTTCTGTGGCTCTTTTAGGTACAACTGCGTGCGAAACTAGTTTTTTCACTTGAAACATTATAGAAATTGAAAACTGAATTAATTATATAAAAGTATATAAATTTATATTTATACTTTTATATAACATATATATTTATTATACAAGTATTTTTTAGAATGGCGTTGGTTGTTGCAAGTTTATTACAAAGGGATGCGGTGTTGCGCTCGATTGGTGCTACAAATTCAAAAATATATGAAATTTTATCGGAATACATGTGCGGAGAGACGTACATTAAATCAAAATTAGAAACATTGGATATTATTTACAAATTGGAAGTGATTGAAAGTTATATTTCAGAGATTCCAGACACCACTGTTCATGAAAAAACAAGCATAAACAAAGCGTTGACAGGTATTCATGAAATGTGCACAAAATTGCATAATGAGTTGGACACAATTCTGAATAAAATAAAAATACACAATCAGAAATATTTTTATTATTTGAGGTCATTTGATGTTTCATCAGATTTATTAAACCTTGAAACCCATGTATACAATTTAAATCACAGGTTCAAAATGTTTTTAAGTCTGATGAATGCGAATGCGAATTCGAATGCAATGAATGTTCCAAAAATATAAGAGTATTATTTTTTTATATTAAAAATATTAATGAAAAATTTATTATACTTATTATACTTTCTGATTTTTTTAATTGATAATGGAGTTTTTTTTATAACTGGAGTATTTTTTTTTACAACAGGAGTTTCTTCCGCAACTGAAACGGGAGTAGCTTCTTCAACAACTGAAACGGGAGTAGCTTCTTCAACAACTGAAACGGGAGTAGCTTCTTCAACAACGAGAGTAATTTCTTCTGCAACTGCAACTGGAGTTTCTTCTGCAACTGGAGTTTCTTCTGCAACTGGAGTTTCTTCTGCAACTGGAGTTTCTTCTGCAACTGCAACTGGAGTTTCTTCTGCAACTGGAGTTTCTTCTACAACGAGAGTAATTTCTTCTGCAACTGCAACTGGAGTTTCTTCAACAACTGCAACTGGAGTTTCTTCAACAACTGCAACTGGAGTTTCTTCTGCAACTGCAACTGGAGTTTCTTCTGCAACTGCAACTGGAGTTTCTTCTACAACGAGAGTAATTTCTTCTGCAACTGCAACGGGAGTAGCTTCTTCAACAACGAGAGTAATTTCTTCAACAACTGCAACTGGAGTTTCTTCTGCAACTGCAACTGGAGTTTCTTCTGCAACTGGAGTTTCTTCTACAACGAGAGTAATTTCTTCTGCAACTGCAACTGGAGTTTCTTCTGCAACGGGAGCTTCTTCAACAACTGCAACGGGAGTTTCTTCAACAACTGCAACGGGAGTTTCTTCTGCAACTGCAACGGGAGCTTCTTCAACAACTGCAACGGGAGCTTCTTCAACAACTGCAACTGGAGCTTCTTCTGTAACTGCAACGGGAGCTTCTTCAACTACAGGAGTTTCTTCTGTAACGGGAGTAGTTTCTTCTGCAACGGGAGCTTCTTCAACAACTGCAACGGGAGTTTCTTCAACAACTGCAACGGGAGCTTCTTCAACAACTGCAACGGGAGTTTCTTCAACTACAGGAGTTTTTTCTGTAACGGGAGCTTCTTCTGCAACGGGAGCTTCTTCTGCAACTGAAGTTTCTTCAACAACTGCAACGGGAGTCGTTTCTTCAACAGCGGGAGTCGTTTCTTCTGAAACGGGAGCTTCTTCTGCAACGGGAGCTTCTTCTACTACGGGAGCTTCTTCTACTACGGGAGTTTCTTCTGCAACGGGAGCTTCTTCTACAACTGGTGTTTCTTCTGCAACGGGAGTTTCTTCCGCAATTGTAACTGGAGTTTCTTCCTCAACTGGATTCATAAATTATATATAAATTATATATATATTAAAATCTTTTGTTTATTTAAAAAATTTATACAAAATTATTTACTCTTAATATAGTTAAATTTGGAAACAATTAGACAAAATCAAATAAATAATAAATAAATATAATAATTTATATAAACATATGCATATATAAATATACACGCCCGCGTATATATTTATATGATAAATCAGCTCGAAGCGACCACACAAAATACAATCCAGCACCAAAATGATAGCAGCGACATCGCGGAAGCTGTAAACATAATTACAGCGTTGTATAATAAATACAGTAGTATGCCAAATGTTCAACAAAAATTGATTCATCATATTACAGATGTATTGCCGACGATTCTTGAAACGACTGTTCAACAGTATCAACAGAGAGAAGAGAGAAAAAAGTCACTTGAAGAAAAATCGGATGAATTTATTGAAGAATTTCTTGCAAAAACGCGTTATTTTTATCACTCTGGAACAGAGTTATTTTTTATTTACTCTGGTGATAAAGTGTATGAAGTTATAAAAGAGGACAACATTCAACACTCTATTTTAACAACCATTAGTGCAAGTCATAAAGATTTGATGCCATGGAAATATAAAATAAAAATACAAATTATAAAACGAATTCGAGAGAATAATATATTAAAATCTATACCAGAGTCAGAAACAATTCAAAATATTTTACGACTGCTTACGCCTGCGCTTTTTCACAACAAAGACACAGTAAAATACTTTCTTACTACCATTGGTGACATTCTTCATAAAAAAAATTCACTTCATTATTTCATTAATTCAAAAACATTTATTCCATGTATAAAGGAAATAAGTCAAGAGTGTTATAAATACTTTGGAATTAATTTATTGACTCATTTCAAATTTAAATACTATGAACATGCAAATGAAGAGTGCCGACTTATCAATGTGTGCGATTTATCAAACGGGTTTATTATTCTAGACGACTATTTCAAGTCGCACATTATTCCTCACATTATTGATTTGTTATGCGTTGCATCTCACTATTCAACGCGATACGTGTCTGCCGATTTATTTTTAGAAAAGTATTGTAATGACTATTCAGTAATAAATCATGCACTGTATTTAAAAAATAATACGAATCTCGAAATTGTGGCGAGGTTCATTCATGCAACAACAGAGGAATGTCCTGGATACACCATTACATATAAAAATTTGTTGTATTTGTGGAAGATTTTTATTGAGGAAGAGAATATTCCAAATATATTTTTTAATCATTCTCTCCAAGAGTTGCTGTCAACACATTATGAAGAGTTGAACTTGGACATTGACGTTATGCAGTTGCCGGATAACTTTGAAAATACAATTATAAAAAATAGAACAAGTAAACATTTACCATTTGTTTGTAGTTTTATGTCATTTTGGAATACATATATAATAGATTTGAATAATACAAAAAATAATAACGAAGAAGAAGACAAAGAAGAAGAATATGAATTAGAGTTGGAAGAGTTGTTGTCATTATTCAACAAATCAATCAAACGATCTGCGACGACGCTGTTGCATAATAACGTTTCAGATAAGATGTTGCTAGGACTCATAAAACATTTTTATCCAGACATCATCATTGAGGATGATAAGTATTTGATTCATGTGGGATGCCGATCAAATATATGGAATAAAAGAGCAGAAATCGAGGAATTTATAAAAAAATATAAAGAATCTAAAATAGAGAGTGCGAATGCGAATGTACACCCACTGACAAGTCAGTCACTATATACAATATACCAGTCTTATTGTAAGTATGCATTTGATAAAGAATATAAAATCATTAGCAAAAGATGGTTTGAAAAATATTTCATATCAGTTTATAATCATTATTTAATTGACACTGAAATAAATGCGAATATGAATATAATTGTTTCATCAAAATGGTTCAGTAAATAAAGTAAATTACATTAATATTTTATTTATTTCATGTAAAGACTATAATTCTCTCTTCTCTCTGATATAATTTGTAAAAATAGAAATATAAACTATCCATAGGGTTCGTTTCACAAAATTATTTTCCATCGGTTTTGTAAACGGGTGCATTTGACTTGGCGGCATCTGCAGCAGTTTTCGCATTATTCTTATTTGCTAAAAATTGAGCAGCTGCAGTTCGTGCTTGTTTAGGAGTCTGCACACATGGAATGGTCAACATGTAATTGTAGCTGATAGATGTAATAAGGATTCCTGTCAATAAATACCATATAAAGTAAGAAATAAGGTCTTTTAGTATAATATATTGTTTAAGTTCGAAAAATAACGGACTGCTCTCGGCAGTTACATTGTCATCAACCTGTTTAAGTCCGTCTTTGAATAATTCGACACTAATGCTTTTATTCCAGAAACCTACAAGGTTGTCAGTGTTCAGCGTGTTGATAACGGTAGAAGGATCGCTTAGTATATTTTTAATGACAATAAATGCATCTTTATCTTTCGCTTTTCCAGTATCATTCAATAACTTTTCTGTAAAAAGTGACGACACGCCGAAAACGCTTGCAATAGCATAGCCGATTGTATTCGAAAAGGCGGCAAGCCATCCAGGAAACATTGTCAGCAATAAGTTGAGTAAACCGAAAATAAGAACCCATGGAATAATTGTTGCAACAGCCGCGGTTCCAACATTGGAAGGACTGTTGCACATTTGTTTGGCTAAATATATATTCAAAATAAATTGGCTCACAAGGATTAAAATAAAATAAATAGCAAATAAAATTGTTGACTTATCAGGAAACATGTATTTCATAACAAAATAAACAGCTGTAACTCCAATATAAACAAAAATAGAGGTGGCTGGGTCAATCACTTGAGCCGCTTTTGAATTTGAGGTTAGAGATGTTAGAGAAGATGCGGCGGCAGCGGTTGCGGTTGCGGTTGCGGAAGCTGGCGCAGGTGTTGAAGAAGTATCGGTAGTAGTACTAGTAGTAGTAGTAGACATTTGCTTATTCTGTTTCTCTATTTAGTAAAAATATTATTTTATAATAATCTTTCTTTGTATTACAAATATATTAAATTTTATATATTGTGTGTAAAATTTAATATGAAAATATCTGTCACTTTTATAAAAGTAAAAACATCAGTTACACCTTACATAACCACAACCACAACCACCACATAGATTGATTCAAATGAATTTTTTTAGAATGGGTCATAGTCAAGATGACAAACCATTTTTAACTGAACCCGGCGTAAAGTCATTTATTAGTGGAGTGTTGAAAGGATGTCATCAATTAAAGTCGCAACACTACAATACAATATTCAATGTCTCAATGTTTGCATTATTTTTCATACTTTTAGGGGGTATTCTGTATTACAAATACAAAGGAAAACTTACTCCTGAAGAAAAAGAAAGAAGAAAACAACAAGAAAAACAATATATTTTAACAAAACTAAATAATGTATCTGCAACAATAAAAATGGATAGACAAAAAGGCAATATCACGCATGCTAATTTGATTACAGATTTACCTTCATGGTGAATGAATGAATATTGAATGATTATGTGATTATGTGGATGGTCAGTCATGGCAGTCATGGCGTCCAATCAATTTCAATAAACATTTTTTTGACTTCATGATAGTTGTACCCGTGAGGAAAATACGATTTTTCAATCCAGTTTATTTTACTATCAGGAAATACAACTTGAAGCTCTGCCAACAAATCTTGAATGAACTGTTCTCGAATTTTTGCTCTTTCGTTTGCATCATTTGTCAATTTCAATTGTAAGTTGTGGTACTCCAATGTTGACAGTTGCGCTTGTGACTGATAAATAAAATTACGCAATGTAGCACTAACCCACTCTTCTTCAAACGGAATAGAATACTTGAATGCAGTTTCAATGCAAAAATCAGAACCTGTATATAATCGCCCACTTACTTTATTTATTACACCATTGCATATTAAATTTACAACTCTATATAACTCTCTATTTTTAGGATAATTTTTAAGATATTCTTTTGTCATTGGTTTTATAACATTTTCCATGGTTTATGTGGTGATGTGGTGGTGATGTGGTGATATTTATTCGATTTTATTGAATATTTATTCAAAAACTATTGTGATGTATTTGTAAATCTTTAAATTATTTTAATAATTTTAAATTGTATCTATAGTTATATAAGCACACGATGACTACTGAAGCTGAAGAATCAAATGATGAAAAGATTATGAACTATTTTAGACTGAAACAAGACTATTTTGAAGAAAGAAAAAAAATAATTAATAATTTATATAAAAAACAGAAATTCATACAGTCGACAAATGAAAATAAAAGACTAGAAATAAAGCAAGAAATGCTTGAGTCATCTAATATTCGTTCTATTTTATCAAAAATGCAAAAAATAAAAAAAAGCCGTGGATTTAAAATGGGAAATACGCACAATCTTCAGGATTTGATTGAATCACAATTTAAAAAGGTTGAAGTAATGAAAGAAAATATTATCAATTTGAAGTTGGATTTGTTATTCAATTATAAATCTGAAGATGAGACTCTTGCTGAAATTACTGTAAAAATTCCTGAATTCAACAGAGAGCTTGAATTGTATAAAAAATATATTTCTGATTATGAAAATGTTGTTCATAACAAAGAACGACATGCACAGTTGATTCGCATTCGTGATGATATTCAAAGAATATTAACTGATATTGAAAAGCAAAAAGAAACTATGAGTCAAATTTCGGATCCTATAAAAAAGCTTGAAATTCTTCAAACTATTATTGAAATATACCAAACGTCACTTCAGTTCAATCCCGATTATCAGGAAGAAGGCAGAAAAAATGATGACGAAGGTGATGACGATGAAGCCGGGTCAAGACGAAAAAAAGAGACGGAAACCACTAAACAAATGAGACTCAAATACGCAGACTGTTCCTTGTATAAATTTCATCCTGATGATGATGAAGTATATCTCATACAAAGTCCTTTTACAATATCGCAACTTGAAGTTTCTATTAAGAAATAATGTATTAAAATTTAAATGTATTAAAATTTAAATGTATTAAAATTTAAATGTATTAAAATTTATTAAAATATTGATATTATTATTATTGTTGATATAATAATAATAACTGATAATAATAATAATTAATAAAATAATAATAATAATTGATAATAATAGTTGACAATAATGACAACAGTGGTGACAACTCCAAAAATAAATAACCCACAAAATTTTAGAGTTTCAAATACTTTAAGAACAACACGAAAACCGCACTATGCGACAAAGGCGGATACTGCATTTAACGTAGTTCCTGGCATGCATCGTCCAAATGCAAACGGTGTTCCATCCAATATAAATCAGGCTGATTTTATAGGACCGGAGTTTAAGGCGCGCCCGATAAAGCACTGGCGCAAGCAGCTAGTTCCCACAAATTCATCAACAGACAATTCTAGCCAAAAACGAATGGCGACGGTGCAGCTCATGGATACGCCGGGGTCAAGCGTGTATAAAACAAATGCAGAGTCATGCGAATGCATTGAAACAGGTGGGAATTCATTTCAAATAGCAGACTCCTATGCAGAAAATAAGTGTGATAAAGAAGAAAAAATTCAAAATAATGGTGCAATATCTATTCCGATACATTTTATCAGCACTCCAATTATAGAAGAAATTTTTCTTGATATTCCAGGGGCTGCCACCATTTATGACATTGTTTATGAAAACAATGAGCCAACTGTTCCGGATATTTATTTTGTTACTCCGATAACTCCGATTGCTGAACCAATTCCGGACCAAAAAGATGAAATTAACCCCGACACAAGTTATGAAATTATTACCAGCGTTTATGACACAGTGCGCATCTCGTGCAACCCTGAAAATAATCGAATCCGGTCAGGCATTTCCACGTTGAGCCAGTCTTATTATGAAACCACGACGGGTTATTTGCAGTCTAGGTGCAGAACTGCAGTTCAACGAATTTCGACTACCAAAAAACCAGGTTGTATATACTATCCTAGCGTAAATGATAATATTCCATTTGAATTTTTATACCCGATAGATGCGCAAAATGGCCCGCAAGTTTACGAGTCAAAGTATTGTACGAATCCAAAAACATATAATAACAATCTCCTCAATCGACCTGCAAATAATTATTGTAGTACAATCTATAAGCCAAATAACACACAGTTTGCGCGACAAGGTGCTGTTTCGGGAAGCACGCGTCTTCAAAAATTGAAAACAGACACGATAACAAGCAACGGATTTTCATTATATTCGGCATACGGAGCAACCATGGCAAATGCCGGCAATTTTCAGGGAACAAGTGTTTCAAATAATTATTTCGTTAAGAATAGAAGCTTTCCGCTTGAAGGTTTTATTCGCTTGAATAAGTATCGTGAAAATAAACAATTGGCATGCTGTAATTCTTAATTCTGTTCTTAATTCTGTTCTTAATTCTGTTTTTTTGAATTTGTTGTATTACTTGCTCACTGATACGTCCGTCGGTCGTCCGTCTGTCCGTCTGTCCGTCCGTCCGTCATATGTCATATACTTTTACTTCTTTCCCATCTTCGACTAAACCGAATCGAATTTTGTATGAAAATAAGTCATCTAATATGTTGCTTGAATTTCCTGCTCTGTTTATACTTTGCGCATCTTCAATTGAACACCCACCTTTAATAAAATTGACATTGGATATTGTTCCAATAGGTCCAGGCGTAATATTAGCTGATTCTCCAACACTGATTTGAATATTATTATTCGTAAAGTAATTCATGGATGAGTCAGTGTACGACACGCACACTGAATTGCTGGCACATGTGCTTTCTTTGGTGCTTGTTAGTGAAGTGGTCAGTATGATTGTGTTATTCAGTCTCCCATTTATAAACACATCTAAAGCGCGATTTTTATTTGTAAATCCAGTGTTCATATTATATATCGGTTTTGGATTTCCAGATGCATCTAAATAATTTTCATCTTCGACATAGTCATCGTCGCCGTTATAATTTAAAATCACATTTACTGATTCTTTGATTGGCAAAGATTGCGAGTTCCACATTATATTGTATGGACTTTTAACGCTAATAGAACTACTATAAACTAAGTTGCAGCTTGAATCAATATACAACTTGAATATATTTACTTGTGGTGTTGAACTATTATTTTCAAGCGATATGACATTAAAATTTGCACTTGCATCTGTTGGCACCCATGAATTTATATTCATCCAAAAAGATATTGCAAAAGCACCTCTGTTCAACAATTTATCAGGTGGAATAGATATCGGTGAAGAATTATTTGTATTCAAAATGGACTGTGAAGATGTTGTTAGCGCGACGCTTTGTTTTTCTTGCATGTAAAATGAAACTGAAATATAAACAGCAAAAATAAAAATTACAAGCAAAATAATATAAAATATATTTATTTCTTTACCATAAAATAACATTTTATTAGAGATTTATAACTATAATTTTATAATATATTAATTATAGTTATAATTTATTTTATTTATGATAATTTAATAAATCAAATATTAAATATCGAGTTTAGATAATTCCACGTTGTCTTTCACAAAAGCGAAACGAACTTTGTATTTATTGAAAAAGTCGGTAACAGAACTTCCAGTTCCACTTCCATCTCCGCTAGAATAAATGTTCCAAGCATCCTGTGGTCCTGTTGGTTCGGGGTTAAATGTTACATTTATTAAACCAGTAATTCCACCACCTACATCATAACTTCCACTAGGTAAAGAATATGTTGCTGACAAACTTGTTGTGCTGACAAGTTTTCCGTTGAGATAAATGTCTACTGCGTTACCATTATTAACAGACACAATAATACATACCCATGTCTGAAGTGGTATGTTTTGCACTGATGTTGGTTGAGTGCTGCCATTTCCTATAGAGAGGTTCAAAATATTATTATTGCTATCTAAACTTAAATTGAATCTAGTTATATCTTGCGTCCCCCCTGTGTTAGAAACAATATTTTTTGATGTTGTTGGTGTTTGTGACCATTCACTTACGTAAAGCCAAGTAACAAATGAGAACGAACTAGTATTTACTGGAACATTAATACTTGTCTTACTTCTTGCATCTTGATGACCAGTCGAAGCAACTGAAGATGAAGAAGAAAGCATTGTCCAAACAAAATAAATAATAATAATTAAAAGTATTACTATAATAACCGTTGTAAAAGAGAAATCCATTACTGTTCTATGGTAGTAGTGAGAAATAAAACTAACCTATATAATTTGTATTAGATATTATTATTATTAATTATATTTTTTTTATTGAAATAATTAATAAATATTATGTTTTTTATTTTTTTTTATTTTTTTTTTATTTTTATTATTTCTAAATGAAACGATTTTATAATTTTTGAATTTATATCGTCAAGTTAAAAGTTTGGAGATAATGGCGGATTCAAGTTTTTGTGTGTGTTGTATATCCACGAAATTGCGTCACTGCCTAAAGGATTTCGAAAGTACATAACATTACATGCTTGGCCGTATATACCTTTATCTTTTCCTACAGTTAAATTTGTCATAACATTTGGAAAAATATTTGATGTTGTTTTTTCTAATTTATTGTTTAAAAATACGTCCATAATGCCATTATTAAAATTTATAAATAAGTGATTCCATCTTTGCAAAGGAATTGACGGAATGGTCGTTATAGGAGTACTACCTGTAACGCTAACCACGATTGCATTTATTGCATTGCCACTTGCATCAACTGGGTTGTAACTTATGGTCGGACTTCCTGAAAAGTTCAGTATACTTACACCAACAGTACTTTTAGTATAACTTGAATTTGTATTGAGAGGTTGAGGGTGAATATAAAACCATGCAGACAGTCCATAATTATAAATCGGCTCGTTGTTGATTACACTATCTACAAGAGATGGCGTCAGAGCGGATGTACTGTTGTTGTTTGAATCTGAACTACTTGCTTGTAATGTATTTGACACATTAAGAGGCAGTACACTGTCCACTATAACTTCGCCGTTATGATTAATAACAGCATCAAAAGCTTTTGGAAGAATAAATAATAACGCAATTAGTATGATTTCAATAATAAGAATAATAACATAGGTCCAGCCTGTCGTCTGTGCTAGTTTCAACTCTGTTTTAATTGAATCAACGAAATTCAAACACAAACAAGGTAAGTAAATAAGCATTTTAAAAAGTAAGCTTGACCATGTAGGTGGTCCAGAAATATAACCTGGTGCTTCTGCGCCAATGAATTTGACAATCATGGTAAAAATGCCAATAAGTATTGCAATGTTTATGACAAAAAGAACCGTATTTGCAATCACGGGAACATTATTGTAAACGTGTAAAATTGCAAGAATGATTCCTAGGACGATTCCGATCAACACTGTGTATTTTAAGAATGATGTTATAAAGGGCACAAATGCTTCAAATCCCATTGCAAGCAATGACAAAAGTGCAAACCCGATGAATAAAAAGATGAATAAGAAAATAGATTTGTTGTCAGATACGATTTGAAACGGTTGTTTTTTATAAATATATACAACTAGGGCTAAATACATGAAAAAAATGATTAACATTGAATTTTTTACAATTTGTGTTAAGAATCCTTTGATGTTGTAGCCGCATATGAAGTTGGCAATTTTTTTGATTGACTCCCATATACCTGACATTGATGATACTGACATGTCATTAAAAAAATTATTGACCTCCTGAGTCACGTTTACACCTTTTACAACCACTTTATACAGCAAGTGAAGCATTAGTATTCCAAGAATCGAACACATAATAATTGCTGCAAGTTTATTCAAGAAAAATAGTGAACAAGCTAATAATAATAAAAAAATGATGACTACATAAATGTTTGGTATTCCGATATACTTGAAAAATCCTGTAATTATAAATGTTATAATTATTGCTACTAGAAATGTCCAGTCATGAATGATGTTATGAATATAACCATATAATAATCCGGCTATTATTAAAATTATTATTAAATACATAATATAGTAGACAGTTGTAGAAAGTACCATTTTATTTTACTTTTGTTTTAGATTATGTGTGTTTGAATTATGTGTTTGGTTTGATGTTTTATATAATATCTTTATAATATACTATATAAAATAAATGAATAAAATTAATATTTGAAACATTGTCTATTCATTCAATAAGAATATGCGTCAAATATAATACCAAATAATATTAAATAAAATATAATAACCCATTTCCAACCATATTTTTTTCTTATAAATTGAAATAATACATCTAAATAGCTAACAAAAAAAAGACATAAAATTCCAAATAAAACATAAATTATGTTATTAACTTCAGTACTATGAATATTATTTTTTTGTTGTTGTGTTATATATGTTACTGAAGAGTACAAGGAAATTATAAATATTGTTAAGATAGATACATGCAGTAAGATGGTAGACACCGGTAGTCTAATAAATTCCACTATTATATTTATTAATTCTGTTCCAGTTTCATTTTGTTTTATAAATAACAATATCAACGTCAATAATCCAATTAATGTAAATATTCTATTCACAACGTCATCCTTCTCATCCTGAAAAAAATCTGATATTTTTGAATGACGAAAAAATACAATCACCCATGATATCCAACACAGTAAATAAATAACCACGGAAAATATACTGAGTGGCAACTTTGGGTCAATCAATAAAGAACTCGGTAGTAGTTGAAAATATTTTGATACATTCTTTGTTGACAACCAAATAAAAAATGCTGTTAATGAAATAAAACATGCAAATGTGATATGTGCGGCATATGTCCAACAGATTGTATTATCAATGCGATTGTTACAACCGTTGCTTAAAGTATAAATATAGTAACTATATATTCCAATGAATAAAACAAATGTGGCAAATAGTCCATACAATATTTTTTTACCAGTGGATTGGTCACGGTAGGCTGTAAAAATTCCCACTAAAATGGGAAGAAGTATAGTTAAAGCTGCTGCAGAAATTAATGAAAATTTGCTTTTGTCTGGATTTTCTTCAATATCATAAATTGCTTTTATCAACCAGTAAAATACACCAACCCACGTAATATATGTTAGAATTGGAACAAAATACGTTTGTAATAGTGTGGAAATACTGTAATTTGTTATGTTCAAGTTAAAAACCTCATTGTAACGATATGTCAGTCCGATTGCAACAACTAATAGGGCAGTAAATAGACCACCTATCCATATATCTTGAGAAAGGTATAAAAAAACATTTATAATAATACATCCGACTACAACTAAAGATAATATAGTTATAGTAGACATTGTAGATTCACCAGGATTCATTGAGTTCATTTAAAATATTTTTGTTAAAACGAAATATATTTATTTATATATATAAATTATTATATTTTAATAACCACAACCACATAATAACCACCGGTAGTATTAAAAATTCTCAAATGCTGTTTTTTTTCCGTGACAGTCTCGACACAATGCCACTAAATTATCCACTGCATTAGAACCACCGTGTTCGAGGCGAATTTTATGGTCCACTTCAAACCAACTAGGTAGTTGTCGTTTGCAGTCGCCGCATCTCCACGATTGTTGGGCTGCCACGAATTTCTTTTTCGATTCGCTCACACTTCGTTTTGTGGCTTTTATTCCGCCGCCACCGCCGCCACCGCCGGTCCCTGAATTTCCTCCCGAGCTCATCATTTTATTTATATTGTATTGTTGTCGCCTAGATGTAGAACTGGACCAGTCTTCTGCTTCGTCGTCGTTATCACCCGCTGCTCCTTTGAAAAATGCGCGTTTATTTGTCATATCGAAAAATGGTGTCAACATGTCCGCTGATTCTCGACTAATCGGCATATATTTAATCAATTCATTTGCATGATGCATTATTGTCTGAGAATTTGCCGGGTTCTTTTTTAAAAATAAATACATGGATAATCCAAAAAATCCAAATGTTGCCATTTTAATATACTTTCGTGCGTTTGCCGTTTCAACCATTTTAAAATATTTTCCATCATAATAAGTATTTAAAATTAATGCGGCGGTAATAATAAAAATAATGAACTCAAATTTGAATTTCATACTTGTGTGCGTATTGTATAATTAAACTTTTATAATAATTTTTTATTATAATTTATATTTTTGTATAAATTAAAATATTGTAAATTTTATTTTATTTTTTTATTTTTTTTGTTTATTTTTATTTTTTTATTTTTTTTGTTTATTTTTATTTTTTTATTTTTATTTTTTTATTTTTTTTTTGTTTATTTTTTTTTTTGATTTTTGAATTATCTCTCTTCTCTCTAAAATGAGCCATCGTAAATCCATACAATCCTAAACCGAGCAATTCATACATCCATGTTACTTTTGGAAAAAAACTTGTATTCAGGGTTCAAGAGAGAAGAGAGATAAAATAAATATTAAAAAAATAAATATATATAATTTATTTCAAGTTAATTACGTCTAGTCTTGTTTGTAATTTTTAATGCAATCCACTTGTAAACGCCATTTTTATCTTCGACTGATTTAAAGAACTTTCCATTATTACCTTTTTTTGTTTGGTTTTTACATTCGTTGGCAGGAAAAGGAGGGGACGACCTTGTCGTATATTTTTTCTGGGTCTGTTTTACACATTTTGATTTAGCAGCCGGCATTATTATTGTTTGTATATATAATGTTTAAGAAAAAAAAATTAGGGCGCACACAATTTGCACCCGAGGGTTCCTCCACTCCCTCAATCAATATGAAATCTACAAAAGTATTTGACTAAATTCGGGGGGTGGCATACTTGGCGTTGTGGGCAGTAGCGGAATGTATGCATACGGCTCGACGATTTGAATGCAGTTGGAGTATGGTTTTGTTTGGGTGGGAGGCACGTGCATTTGGCCGAATGCATCATTCGTGTATGAAATCAAGTCAGTTGCCAAATACTTGCCAAAGTCATCCGACACATTCTTTTGCGTGTTTTTGAAAGTGTCCATGTGGTCAGTGTATGTGTCACGCGTGATAATGCTGCATGGAAGTCCGCGGTCTGTACGAGTCAAGTATGCCAGCAGAATGAACAGGTCATCGTTCAACTTTAAACCCGACGGAGTTGTAATGAAAGTGATACCATCTTGTTTTTCAAGAATTTTGTTCACATCTGGGGCATATGTCGGGTTCAGTTTGACGTTGGTGTGCGATGCGTGAATGACAACAAGCGGCGAATGCCCGCGCGTTTTCAACAAGTCAATCATTTTGCGCAAATCATTTGGATTGGGCTGACCATTTCGCGAGTGTAAAACGCTTCCACCGTCAACTATAATATCGTAAGCGGCGAAAGTTTTTTGCAGGGTTTTCAAAATGTCGTGAGGAAGGTGACTTTTCTTTTTTTTCTTTTCATCTTCCGCAATGGCTTTCGTCACGTTATTCTCGATGACTTTCATGATTTTTTCGATGTAGTGACCGCAATTTTGAAGCGAGTAGCGACGCAGAGTTGAAGACTTCTCAAATTCAGATTTGGTTCCACCTGCATCATGCAGAAATTTGCCGTCCAAGTGACGAAGCAACTGGGTCAAGCCGTTTTCAATCATGAATCGAATGTCTTTTTGTTCCAACAATGCGAAATCGACATATGTTTCAAATAAATGAGCGCTGTACGCTGGGTCACCTTTGTAAACCATCAACTCAAAATAGTCACGCTTCATCGATAGGCGACCAAACAATGATTCAATCAATGCATTGTCGCTTTCTTGAATTGCAAATCGCAACGTCATGGTGATAATGCCCTTTTCTCGTGTGGTTGCAATCAATGTAGAGTTGTCATCAACAATTTTGCGCATTTCATCGCTGCGTTTGTTGCTGAGCGCATCATTCATTTGTTTTTGAAGAAGCATAAGCTGTTTTTTGCAAGCTTCATGCCCTTGTCCTTTTTCTTTTCCCTTTCGTCCTTGTCCTCCGCCGCATGCTGCTGCTGCTGCTGCTGTTACTGTTGTCATGTGCTGCTGACTAGCAGCAGTATCCATAATCTCTGAAAATCTTGTAAACTACAAAAAATAAAAATATATATTTTTTTTTCAATTTATATTTTTTTCAATACTTATTTTTCATGAAGAGAAATATAAAGTTGAAATTATAATAAAGGTTTTTTTTTATTATAATATACAAATACAAATAATAATGGAAGAAGAAGTTCATAAAGAAGAAGAAGAAGTTCATAAAGAAGAAAAAGATGTTCAAGAAAATAAATATTTATTTTATACTCAGTATTATTTGATTACAGGAGTTTATCATGTTGTAAATGTTGTGAGTAGTTTGTTGAATTATACTGCGAATTATTCATCTGAAATAAAAGAATATTTAGAAGATAAAGTTTTGGTTCAAAAAACAAAAATGAATGAAATAGTGAATGCAAGTGCAAATGTAAATAAAAAAAAATATGAATTTGATGAAGATGATTATGTTATAATTAAAATGCGAAAAAAAGTGGCACCAAATCCTGTTTTTGCTATTGATGCTCCTGATGCTCTTCCTGATGCTCTTCCTGATGCTCTTCCTGATGCTCTTCCTGATGCTCTTCCTGATGCTCTTCCTGATGCTCATAACATACATGCAACTGTGGATGCAATTGTAAATGACATTATAAACAATGCGGTTAATATTGTTGTTGCGAAAAAATCATCTTGCGCTCCTTATGTGGAACCATCACTCTATGATGATAATGATGACGGCATGCCTCACCACAAAAGTTCTATAATCACCTCATCGTATTATGCACAATTTGTGTAAACTCCTCCCTCACTCATTCATTCTAATGAAATCAATGAAAAATTAATGAAATGAATTCGTAATCGAGTTAGTTAATTTTTTAACATTAATTTTTTCATGACCATTGACCATGATTTGATTGGTAAATATCGATAAAAGTCGCGCCAGGAAATTGAAATACTTTGTCGTGTTGACGTGTTGAATGATTCTAGACTCTTTTACAACTGAAAAAAATATATTGTAGCAACACATAACTCCCCATATGTCGCAATTGAATATGTATACTTCAGTAAAATATTTAGCATATTGAAATTTGGGGATTCCGTCTCCTGATGCTGTGTCAAAGTCGGTAAAATGAATCAACACGTCAGTAATGTATGCGGATGCATACCTGTGGTATGTTTTCTCAATAACTTTACTGTGAAAATCATCGGATTCGAATTCGGATTTGTAATATTGTTCATCTTGATGGGAATGGGTCATGTAATGTTCTTTATAGGTGAACGCGGCAATAAAAAATCGTTCAATATGCGAGTAGTGTCCAATATCTTTAAATTTCAAGTACTGTGAAAGTGCAAACGAGGAGAGTTCTTCGCGAAATGAAGGAGATGATGGATTATTATGCATTTTTAAAAACCCACTATAACTTATCATAAAATCTGATGTAAAAATGATGCTGCTAAATGGATTCGATACAGAAATATACCTATTTATAATAATTTCTGGGATAGGATTATGTGATGTTGATATACCTGATATTCCCCAGTCAATAATGGTTGGTCTTGGGTTTGTTTTTGATGAACTTATTAAAATGTTATCTTCCTTGATGTCATTGTGAATTACGCCTACTCTGTTCATTGGGACAATGGCATTTGTAATGAGTTCTGACATCATCTTGTTAAAAAGAATGATTCGCGCATTGGTTAGCTCTGCGTTTGATAGCCACTCATTAATCGAGACTCCGGCGTTCGGCATATTTATCAATCGCAAATTTTCAATATTTGCATTTATATTTGACTCATATACATCATTATTTGTGAAATTTGAACACATGCTGTCAAACCCTTTCAGGTCGCGCTTTGGTATTTTTGCAGGCGAACAAATCTTTGATTTCGTCAAAAGGAAATACTTGTGAGACTTTGGAATACGCTTTAAAGCATTATAAAACAAATGAATATTATCCATCTCTAACTTTGCATGTTCTTTGAATAATAATTTTGATATACCCGACCTCTTATTGAATTGACTTGAATTCCTTCGTGTTTTATTTTTATTTTTCGATTTACATTTCAACTGTGGTTTAAATACGCAACTAAATCCTCCTGGATATATTGGAATTCCTCCGGTCATATACATTTTTCTTTTTTTCGTTATTGACATTTAATTTTTATTTATTGTTTTGGTGAATTTAATATTTGGTTTGCCTATATTAAAATAATAATATATAAAAATTGAACTTCAAGATATATATAATATATAATTTATATAAAAAACATGAACAACCAAATTTCTGAAGATATCAAGAATTACCTTTTGAAACATGGACAGTTGGAGGCTCAAATGGTCGACCAACCTACCTATCGGGACAAATTATCTCCTTGGATTATAAAATATCTGAGCCATTGTAAAAATTAATTTGATTTACTCATATTGTATTTAATAAATCCCAAAAATAACATTACAATAATGATAAATACAATTTTTTGCCAATGTTTGTATCTTTCTCTCGCGACAACGTGTTTAGGTTTATAGTTATTGTAATAAATTTCTAAAGCATCATGAAGGGATATTTCTTCTTTATTCAACAAAACATTGATTCGATTGTGTATAAAATGAACCCACTTAATGAACGAATCTCTGCTGTCGAGATATGGAGTAACTGGAAATGTGTCTAATAGTTTACTAAAACTATTGCCGATTGCACTGGATGGCATAAACAATGGTAAGTTTTGAATAAATTCATAGTACTTTTTTTTTGTAACATCGTTGGGATTTTTAGGATAGGATGTTGCGATTGTGAGTAACACAAACCAGTAGTGCGGACCCCATACGTTAGGGTCTAAAGTGGTGGTTGTGGCTGTTGGTGTGGCTGTGGTTTTCATATTTGGTAATGGTTGGTTGGTTGGTTGGTTGGTTGATTTGTGTTTGTATTCAAACAATATAAAAAGATTTTATCTTTTACATATAACTTATTATCCGTTATAAAATAATATTTAACAAAGTAAAAACTAAAATAAAATTAGGTAAACATGCAAAAGTTTGTTCATAACGATGGTAACAACAGCGGTCACGGAAATGGAAATTATTGTAACAACTGTGGTAAAATTGGTCACATGTATTCAAATTGTAGTGTTCCCATTACGAGTATAGGTGTCATTGCGTTTCGAAAAACGAGCGAGTATCAAAAAATGGAGGAAGAAATGAGTGAAAAAGAGTGTGAAGAATATGATAATAAGTATGAGTATTTGATGATTCAAAGGACTGATAGTTTTGGTTATGTAGAATTTATTCGCGGAAAATATTCACTTTATAATTACCAGTATATCAAAAATATTATTGATGAAATGACAATATATGAAAAAAATGACATATTAACAAAATCGTTTGATGAATTGTGGTCGTCACTATGGGGTGAGTACTCTGGAATACAATACAGAGGAGAAGAGCAGGTTTCGAAGAGTAAATTTTTACAGTTAAAAAATGGTGTTGAAATGTCGTCGGGTGTAAAATATAATTTAGAAAGCATTGTTTCGTCGTCAACAACAAATTGGGAAACGGCAGAGTGGGGATTTCCGAAAGGACGGAGGAATCATCAAGAAAAAGATTTAGACTGTGGATTTAGAGAGTTTGAAGAAGAAACAGGATATGACAAATATTGTTTGAAACAGATAAATAATGTGGTTCCATTTGAAGAAATATTTATCGGGTCAAACATTAAGTCATATAAAAATAAATATTATTTATCATACATGAGCAGAGAGACTTTACAAAAAAATGATTATCAAAAGTCAGAAGTAAAAAATATGAAGTGGTTATCATATGAAGAATGCATGAAAATAATCCGACCATATAATGTTGAAAAAAAAAATATAATTACAAGTGTTAACAATACTTTGAATAAATTTATGATACATGCGGTATGATTTGAATGATTAAATGTTGTATTTATTGTTGAAAAAAATGAGTATAAATCTATAATATATTATTTGTTTATATTATAGATTATCATTTTCAAGTTATTTAATTTTGTATAATTATACACATTTATGGAAAGTGAAGCAGCAGCAGCAACAGCAGCAAGCGGGGAAACATTTTGTAAATACAATGAAGAAACCGAAAGGTGTATTTACAATCCTGATGTAAATGCCACGTCGCATGACGAAGCATGTTATAAAACTGAAAAAAATCGATGTGCTTCAAAGAAAAAGAAAATGATGAAAATTAAAATAAAATCGAAAAAGGCGAAAAAGGCGAAAAAGGCGAAAAAGGTAAAAGAGGCAGCAACAGCAGAACTAGCAGCACCAGTAGCAGCAGCACCAGAAGAAACCGGGGAATTATTTTGCAAGTACAATGAAGAAACCGAAAGGTGTATTTACAATCCTGATGTAAATGCCACATCGCATGACGAAGCATGTTATAAAACTGAAAAAAATCGATGTGCTTCAAAGAAAAAGAAAATGATGAAAATTAAAATAAAACCGAAAAAGGCGAAAAAGGTAAAAGAGGTAAAAGAGGTGGCAACAGCAGAACCAGTAGCACCAGTAGCAGCAGTAGCAGCAGCACCAGGAGAAACCGGGGAAACCGGAGAAACCGGGGAATTATTTTGCAAGTACAATGAAGAAACCGAAAGGTGTATTTATAATCCTGATGTAAATGCCACGTCGCATGATGAAGCATGTTATAAAACTGAAAAAAATCGATGTGCTTCAAAGAAAAAGAAAATTATGAAAATTAAAATAAAACCGAAAAAGGCGAAAAGGGTCATTGGTGAAGAGCAAGAGGAGGAGGAAGTGGAAGTTGTAGAAGAAGTGCAAGCAAAAAAAAAAATAAAAATAATTCCACGCAAAAATGAAATTTCAGGTGTAAGTGTTTCTTCTAGTAATGATTTTCTTTATCCCGATTTAAATGATGAAAACTTCAACATAAAAATATCAGAAAAAAAAGAATTTTATGATACAATGAATAATGAAAAAATTTACAGAAATAAAGAACTGGAAGAACATGCTGATAAAATGTGCAATGCAACATACGAATTGCAACCACACCAATACTTTGTAAAAAATTTCATGTCATTTCAAACGCCATACAATAGCTTGCTCTTGTATCATGGTCTAGGTTCCGGAAAAACGTGTTCTGCCATCGGAGTATCTGAAAATATGAGAGAATATTTGAATCAAATGGGAATAAAAGAAGAAATAATCGTTGTTTCAAATATCAATGTGAAAAATAATTTCAAAAAGGAATTATTCGATATTAATAAATTACACAGAAATGAATCAGGAAAATGGACAATAAACGGATGCACTGGCAGTAAGTATTTGAAAGAGATAAATTTACATTTGTTTGAAATTGATCAAGAAGAAATTGGGAATGCATTAGAGGAAGAAAAGATTAAATTAAAAATAAAAAAACAAATTGGTAAAATAATAAAAAAATCATACATGTTTTTTGGATATCAAAAATTTTCATCTATTATAAGAACTTTGATTAGTGGTGAAGGAATTATACAAAAATCTAAAATTGTGAATAAAGAGGACGAAAAGGGTAAAAAAAATGCTGAAGAAGAGGAGGAAGAGGAGGAAGAGGAGGAAGAGGCTGAAGAAGAGGAAGAGGAAGCGGAAGAAGAGGAAGCGGAAGAAGAGGAAGCGGAAGAAGAGGAAGCGGAAGAAGAGGAAGCGGAAGAGGAAGAGGAAGCGGAAGAGGAAGCGGAAGAGGAAGCGGAAGAGGAAGAAGAGGAAGAAGAGGAAGAAGAGGAAGAAGAAGCGGAAGAAGAAGCGGAAATAAAAATCAAAATAAGTCGTGAAGGAATAAAAAAAATGAGAAAATTTTTTAATAATAGATTAATAATTATTGATGAAGTTCATAATTTGAAATCTAACAATAAAGATGCAGCTTATTTGATGAACCTTGTAAAATATGCAGAAAATTTGCGATTATTATTTTTATCGGCAACGCCAATGTTCAATGATCCAAAAGAAATTGTATGGCTTTTGAATTTAATGAGAGTAAATGACAGACGCCCTCGCATCCATTCAAGCGACTTGTTTGATTCTAATAATAATCTATTGGTTGTTCAAGGAAAAGAGGTTGGCAAAGAAAAATTAAAAGAGGCATCTATTGGATATATATCATATGTGCGCGGTGAAAATCCGTATACATTTCCATATCGAATATTTCCATCGCAATTTTCTAAAGAAAATGCATTGAAACAGCAAGAGGTTTATAATGGAGAAAAAAAAATAAGAGGAAGCATTTCTTATCCCAAGTTTACGTTTGACGACAAAACAACGGTTCCTGGATTAGAACATGTAGATGTGTATGTTACCCATATTGGAAAACATCAAAATGAGATATACGAGAGAAAATTGAAAAAAATGGAGGAACACGAAGAAAGGAGAGTAAATATCGGAGATGTTGACCCGAAAAGTGACATTATGGAAGAGTACAATGAGATTGGCGATATTGGTGATAACAGTGCGCTTTCAGGATACACAATCAATGACTTGATATCATTTCGACAAATTTTGAATATGACATACCCATTCAAGAACGACGACGAAGAAGAAGAGTTTGAATACACGTATGGAGAGAAAGGATTATTGAATGTAATGAAAAAAGAAAAAGGTCAGTATGTATATAAAAATTCGAAAAATCGAATATTTTCACCAGAGCAAATTGGAGAATACAGTTCAAAAATAAAATCCATATGTGATAATATTGTTTCAACTTATAATAAAAAAGTACCGTCTAAAAGTACCTTTTGTGAAGGGATTGTGCTGATATACACTTATTTCATTGAGAGTGGAATAATTCCAATGGCGCTTGCGTTGGAAGAATTGGGATTTACAAGATACAAAAATGAAAATGTGTCATCAAAATCATTTTTTTCAAATAGCGTTTCAATAAAATCAAATGGACTAAAGTATGCTTTAATTACCGGTAATCAATACATTTCACCGAATAATGACGCAGAAATCAACGCACTTCGTTCCGATAAAAATCTCGACGGTTCGATGTGTAAAGTTGTTATTATTTCAAAGTCAGGGTCAGAAGGAGTTGACTTGAAAAATATTCGCCAAATACATGTCATGGACCCCTGGTACAACATGAGCGCAGTTGAACAAATTATAGGTCGCGGAGTTAGAACATGTAGCCATAAAAATTTACCTTTTGATAAAAGAAATGTTCAAATTTTTTTACATGCAACTATTTTGAAAAGCGGAAAAGAATCAGCAGATTTAGCAATGTATCGCTTTTCTGAAACAAAAGCAGTTAAAATGGGAATTGTTAGCAGAATTTTAAAAGAATCTTCCGTCGACTGCATCTTAAATATAAATCAGAGTAATTTTACAGAGAAAAATATTGACACCGAAGTTGAGTTAACACTATCAACTGGAAAAAAACTTAATTATAGAATAGGCGACAAGCCATTTACATCAACATGCGACTATATGAAAAGTTGTCAGTATACATGCACTCCAAACGCCAATTTGAAAGAGCAAGATGTCAATATGGGGACATTTAATGAAACATTTATTTTGATGAATGTTGAAAATATTATTAGAATCATAAAATCTGCGTTCAAAGAGAGACACTTTTACACAAAAATAGATTTAATTCACTTTATAAATCGTGTCAAAACGTATTCGGAGTTACAAATTAATTTTGCACTCACACAGATGATAAGTGATAAAAACGAGTATATTTCGGATTGTTATGGAAAATACGGAAATTTGATAAATATTGGAGATTATTATCTTTTTCAACCCGTTGAATTGAATGATAAAACCATTAGTGTATTTGAACGAAGCACGCCCATCCCTTTCAAACGCGATAAAGTTAATGTAAAAGTTGAAAACGTTGGTGCATTACGGGATGGGGATGGCGAGAGAGAAAGCGACACTGGGAGTAAAGAAGTAAAAAAAATCAAGGAGTATGAATATGTAAAAAATATTATTTCAAATGTTTCATACACATATAATTTAGCTATAAATACAGTGCTGAGTAAAAAAATAAAAAATGATATAGCGGATGCACAAGATCCAGTATTGAAATTAATTTCAGGCGCAATACCAATGATATCGAGAGATAGAATATGGTATATTTATTGCAGCGAAATGATAAATGTAATCGAAAGAGTCATACAGCTAGATGAAGTGTACTGGTACGTTTTTATTCATGTAATGGACCGTTTGACATTCAATGAAATGAATACGTTGATCATTCATTTAAATGAGATAGAGAATATTTCAAAAAAAATAAAAGATGAAGCCAGTTCGAAAACGAAGATAGCATATGAAGAGGCAAAATATGTGGCAGATACATTTGCTCCGACATGCGCTAAAAACATACTGAAGTATTTCAACAGGTTTGTTACAAAAATGCAAGGTGAGTCTGGTGCATACATGTTTGTTCCTTTAAAAGATGCACCTGCTACTGTGTCAAAGGATATTTCAATATTTTATAAAAAAAATGAAACAGATGAGTGGAGTCTTTTTAATCAAAGTGAATTGACGAGCGATGAGCGTAATCAGTTAACCAGTAAATTCAAAATTGATAAAACAAATTTTGCGCAGTTTTTGGGATTTACGCAGTTTATAAAAGATGGTGTTGCATTTAAAGTGAAAGAAAGTCAAAATCGCGGAAGTGTGTGTAGTACATCTCCAACAAAAAAACGCACGCTACAAGACATTTTGGAACAATATAAATTTGAACACTCTATCGATATACCTCAAAATCTCACACAAATCACATATTGTATATTACAAGAAATTATTCTCCAATTTTATAATCACATTAAATTAAATAATAAAAGATGGAATCTTCATATGGTTGAAGCAATATACTCTATTTAGTTGTCAAAAAACTGAATTGATTTTTTTATGATTTTGTAATTTTATGATTTTGTAATTTTGTAATTTTGTAATTTTATTTTTTGTTTATTAAAAAAAAATTAATAAATAAAAAAATTGAAAAATATAGAGAATATAAAGAATATATAATAGAGTATATTATATATACTGTATAATGTCGTCGTCGTCATCGTCAAGTATACAAAAAAAAACACCAGAAGAACCTGACTTGTATTCAAAAACAATATTGACAACAAAGGTTGTGATTCCGTTCATTCTTGTTGGTTCAAATGTGGAAACGACTATAAAAAATACAATTTCTAATAAAGTGGAAGGTAGGTGCATTGTTGAAGGATATGTAAAGCCGGAATCTGTTCGCATCATAAAGTTCTCAAGCGGAACACTTTCAAGTAAATATATTGAATTTGAGGTTGTTTATGAGTGTAGCATTTGTTGTCCGGTTGAAGGTATGCGAATCTGCTGTTATGCGAAAAATATCACACAGGCAGGTATACGAGCTTTTACAAGTTTAGACGAGAAAAAGTCGCCCGTAATTATATATGTATCGCGCGACCATCATTCATCTAACTCACAATTCAATTCGGTAAATGAAAAAGACTTTATTTGCATCCGCGTAATAGGTCAGCGTTTTGAATTAAATGATAAACAAGTATCAGTGATCGGCGAGCTCGTTCCCAAGGGTGCAGAACCTGTGAAGAAGAAAATTATTATTACTAAACGGGCAGCTAACGCCCCTCTTTAACTCCCGCTCCCTCCTCCCCTCCCTTCAAGTAAGCGACGTTTGAAGAAGGTTGGTAAAATTGTCAGATGTTGGTTTTGCTTCAAATTCGACAATGTCTCCTGGTCCTCGTTCTAATTTAAAAGTGGGATATCCTTTTATATTATAATCACTTGCAAGTTTTTTTCCTTCATTTTCATCATCACAGTCAACACTTTTGAATACTACGTTATAATTGCCAAACTTTGAATTTTGGTTATTTTTTACAAACTCTTCCCAAATGGGTTTAGCTGTTTTACAATGCGGACACCAACTTGTTCCAAACATGTAAAGTGTGGCAGTTTTATCATTTTCAGTAGATGGAGCATTATCTCCCATTCCAGATGCATAACCTTCCAATGAAGAGCCCAAATATGAACTTACATATGTTTTATAAACATATACGCCAATCCAAATAAATAAACACGCGACTAGTAACATTACTATCATGTATCGTTTAGAATATATTGTTTCTAATGCTGTTTTTACAGATTTTGCTGAAACTGACATTTTTATGGTATGTTCTGATATTTGCTATATATGTTTATAATTATATAATATATAAATTTTTTTTTTTACATACGAATATTAATTATTTTTAATGAAAAAAAATTAATATTGTGTGAATATAACACTGTGCATTCGTATTATTATGACAACAACATATGAAAAAATGAAAAATAAGACAGGTAAACTCTATAAAAATAAAAATAAAAATAAAACGAAAAAAAAATCTTCAGGGTCATCAACACAATCTAGATATGTATTTTCAAAAAAAGATTATAATAGCGGAGATGGAATGCTTACATCGGTCTGGGGCCCTCCTATGTGGCATTTTTTACACACAATGAGTTTTAATTACCCAGTAAACCCAACAGCAGAAGATAAAAAACATTACTCTGATTTTATCTACAGTTTGCGGTACGTATTGCCGTGTAAATACTGTCGGATTAATTTAACAAATAATTTGAAAGCAAACCCGATTCGTGAGTGTCATTTGAAATCTAGAGAAACATTTTCTAAATACATATATCGTCTTCATGAGATTGTGAATAAGCGACTAGATAAAAAATCAGGGTTAACCTATTGTGATGTGCGGGAGAGATATGAACATTTTAGGTCAAGATGCACAAAGAATGACCCTCCTCCAAAAATATTCAACTTTGCAAAAAAAAAAGAAAAAGGATGCACCGAACCGCTTTACGGACATAAAGCAAAGTGCATTTTATCAATTGTTCCGCAAACAAAAGATGTTCCATCATTTCATGTAGACAACAAGTGCATCAAACAAAGAGCAGATATTGTGCCAAAATAAATCATTTTAAATAAATTTAAAGTGAAAAATAATTATTTTGTTACTTGGTTATTTCATTCAAAAAAATGAATATTATAATATATTATATATTTATATTATAATACTTATAACGATATCTCATTAACTATATCAGGTATGACAAATCAAACAAACAACATTTTATTTTTAATTTTAGCATTATTACTGGCTTTGATTGGCTCCTTCTTTTTTACACCGGCTCGAGAGAACTTTGTTTCGCATCTTCTTCAACCGGGAGAATTTCCAGTGAGCGTAACGAAACCATTGTTACAAGGAGACTATCCTCTTCAAAAAGAACCAGGATTATCGGATTTAGATAGTAGGTCCATGTCGGCATATTATCCTATTTTCCCAAATAGTTATCTTCAAAGAACGAATAACGTTCGTTACTGGGCAACACCGAACAACGGTACATGCAGCCCTGCAAACATGTGCGGAACATTATACGAAAATAAAAATTTAACCATTCCACATTTTCCTCCAATGATTCCCTTTTCATCAAAAGATACGCGCGTCAATGTTTACGCGTTTGATGCCGATGCACCGTCAGATATTTACGGAAACAATTGTTGAACCCTATAGATTGTGAAATGTTTCAAGTAAATTTTTCTGTTTTTATTATCAAATATTTAAATGAAGGTGACACACTTTCTCTATTGTTCCCATAACCCCGTTTTCAGAATTGTATTCCTTCTCCTTCTTTGCATTCGCATTCGCATTTCTCTTCGGGGCTCTGTGCTCAAATCCGGTTTGTTTTTCGGTTTCAATTGTCTTCCATAACTCTTCTATTTTTACGATTGCATTTTTGAACCACTCCTTATTTCGCAAAACAAGGACACAGCTATAAACGTCCAGTCTCCAGTAAATATTTTTTACCCATGTAAGAGTTTCGTACGTATTGATGGTTTCTTCAAACCACGCATCAAACTCCGCCTTGGTCGTAATCGTCAACGGAGCGTACTGGTAAAACGGTTTCTCATCTTTTGAAAAGTATACGATAACTCCTCGTCTTTTTCCACTTGTAGTATAATTCCATTTAGAAGAGTCATTTGCTTCGGTTGACTCTGCATTGAATGCATCTTCATCTTCATATTCGGTAAATTTTGTTTCTTCAAAATCGCATTCAGGTAAGTTACAGACCTCCATTTGAATTTGCATTTGAATCCAGTAGTCTTCCTTTGGAGTGCCCGTAATCTCTCTGGACACAACATTTTTTATTTCAAGCATGCGACCGTAGAGCTGTGATAACGGACACACATTTATTCCATCTGGCGAAGCCCCAATGAAATAATACTGCGGGTTTGGATGTCGAATGCAACCAAATTCTTGAACTTTTGTGCCATTGATTTCTTCATACAATTTTTTTGAAAGCACTTCATATTTTTGGCCCCAATGTAAAGATGACTCTGAATTTACACGGCTATATTTTGTTGGATCAAATGGCATGCATTTCTCATATATTAACTGGTTCTGTATTGACTGTGAACCAAACACTTTCCACACCGAACTTGCGGTAATAAGTCCATGTCGGTGGTTATACCATTCATCTGTCTTTTGTTCTGGTTGATAAAGCAAATTCAAAAATTCTATTTTCTTTTTCATTTTTTCAATGTTTGGAGACTTTCTAATGAATGAAAACTTGTATGAACGATGAGGACGAATAAATTTGAAATAGTCGTGTATTGCAACATTCACGATTTCGTCGATTTGCATACATATAGTGGATTCATCTTCGCCGGAGTCACTGTATTCGCCGCCGTTCTCATTGTCGTAGTTGTCATAAACATAAGCATCATCTTCTTCTTCACAAGTTGCCATTGAATTTTTAATATAATAGTGCAACATGGATTGCACATGGTCGTATACCATGTTTTCAAAATCAGGACTGCTGAATAAAAGAGGATTTGAATGAATAAATTCGTCAATGATAAATAATGCCTCTTCGTGTAACATTCCAACGTCGTCATCTGATAACACCGGTGCTGATTCCTTTGTTTCAACCTCATCATCATCTGTTTCGTGGTCATACGCGTTGTCGTCGTCGTCATCGTGATGAACGTCATGAACGCCATTGTCATCGTCAACCACAGAATTCGAAAATGATTGCAAGTACTTTGACACACTCATGATATGATTGATATCTGATAATGATAATACAGTTTGGGTTGATTTTGATTTTTTTATTTCATCATGTTTTTTTATTACATTATTATTTTGTTGTTCTTGTTTTTGTATTTTTGTCATTAATTATTTGCTTTTTATCTCTCCTGCTGTTGTGATTGACTAATGTAACTAACTTTATATGTTTATGTAACTTTTATAAACAATTTTATAATCAAGTATTATAATCAATTTTTATTTAATGCTGACTTATATTTTGTATATAAATAAAAATTGAATAATTTTAATAAGTATAGTAAAGTCAAACAAGAGTCGAAACAAGAGTTGATACAACAAAAGTCGATACAACAAGAGTCGAGTAAAATGGGTAACGGCATATCAAAATCATCGTCGACGTCATCATCTTTGATAGTATCAATAGAAGGAAACATTGGTTCGGGAAAAACAACAGGTAAGGAAAAATTGAAAGAATACGTAACGTTGTTGATGAGAAAGAAAAAAATGTCAGAAGATTCTGTAATATTTGTTGATGAACCAACATGCGACTGGGAAGAAGTGAAAGATGAAAATGGCGTTCCCATTTTGACCAATTTGTATGTCAATGTCAAGAAGTATGCGTTCAGATTTCAAATGATGGCTTACATTACCAGGCTGCTAAGAATAAGAGAAGCATTGAAAACTCCGAAAGTGAAGCTTATTGTTACCGAGCGCTGTCTTTTGACAGACGCATACGTGTTTGCAAAAATGCTTTATGATTCCAAAGACATTGAACATGATGAATACATCATTTACACAAGATGGTTTGACGCATTCGCAAAAGATGTCGAGCCATCATGCATTGTTTACTTCAAAGCAAGCACCAACACCTGCATGAACAGAGTTAAAAAAAGAAGCAGACCTGGGGAAAGCAACATTAGTTATGAGTACTTGGAAAAATGCAACCGCTATCATGATGACTGGTTGAACACTCCTTCTTCGTCGAATATAACAATTCCGACGCTGACACTGAATGCAGATGTTGAATCACATGTGTATGATTATAGTGCAGACATTTATCAGTTTATAAATAGCTTGCGCACTTCAAAAATACTTGGAGTGATGCATCGTTTGAAAACGTACATTGATGGTAACCAACAACAGTCGCAGCATCATCCGTATAGAGAAGACCGAGAAGACCGAGAAGACCGAATGCGCTTGGTAAAATGCGGACACACATCCTTTTTACATTTTGATGCATAAAATATCCAGAATTTTTCGAGGTTTATATTTTAATATATCTAATTCTGTCGAGGTTGTTGGAAATAATTCCCGACCATACACGTCTTGAAGTAGAAGCCACTCAAACATGCCGCCAATGTAAATGTAGACATGTTTCACTCCTAGTTTAATAAGTTGTTCATATTTTGAATATACTTTTTCATCATTTGAATTCAATCCATAAATTATTATTTTTGTTTTTTTTGAATTTGTTATAATATCATTTATAACTTCTTCTTCTTCAGCTATCGGAATTGTATTTGGAATCAAACATGTTTGGTAAAGAGGGTCAAGCGTGTTTATAATTGCATACCTACTATGATTGTTACCGTTGTTGTCACTGTTACAAGTGTAAGAATATTTAGATGCCAACTGCATGTCTTCGTAATTTATTTTAAATTTCGAGTTACTCGCTCCCATTAATAATTTTCAATAAACTATTCATACTAATGTTGTTATACGTTATACTGTTTAAATAAATAAATGTTTATATAATTATTTATTTATACTATTTATTTATAAATTTTCATTATTTTATTCATGACCCATAATTATATTTAATTTTGTGCCTGACTGTAATTGCAGGAAGCATATGCTTTTTCGCGCGACATTTCGCGAGATGGAATTCCTCCACGGACCCATCCGTCTGCGGCGACGCCTTCAACCAAGTTGGACGGATTTGACACTGTCGAAGCAATCGATGGAATAAGCGGATAATTGAGATAATTTGAATAGCATTGTTCTGACAACAAGTTAACACTTCTTTTATTGATTGTAACATCTCCTTGAATTAATTTGGATTCTAAAAGCGGATTACATTCACCTCTACCTAAATAAGGGACCGTAACGAAAGGTCGCTGGTTTAATGAAATTTTACACCTCGGATGTGTGCTCATGCTCCCGTTCAAAAGCTGCGAGTTAATGTCAATATTGCATCCACCTGCACCGGTTTGATGTCCTCCCTCGAAAAAAATACCCGGTTGGCTGGTCGCAAATTCTATGGGTCTTGCCATTGTGCAGTCAGATGAAAAAAAATTCTGCACCATATAATTCCCAGCATTCATATTTTGAACATTTCTTTGACTCAAACCGCATGTATCATTTCCGATTCTTGCCATTTTATCAAAAACATAGTCTTTTACTGTTGCCATTTTTATAGTATATATAAACATAATAAAAAAATGAAAAAAAAAATACACCATTATTTATTTAATTCAAAACACTACCTAACCGCGGATTAAAACGTTGACAAGCCATTTCATTACCTTGTTTGCATGAAATCATATCTCCAAAGCAAAACTCTGCAAAACCCTTTTGGTCATTTGGAACCGTGGTGCTCGGATTTGTATAAAATAATCTCATTGAATCATCAAATTCATATTTATCTCCTAAATCTGCAAATAGTTTTTTTCTAAGTTTCTCAGCTTCTGTCAGATTTCTTGGTTCAAAATCTAAAACAACATACCCTTCAGTTGACTGATTGATTTCCTTTTCAACTTCTGAATTGTAGGAAGGTGCAGCTTCGTCGCGTGAAGGGTTATACGAAATTTCAGGTAGAAGCACATTCATCATGGGATTTTGAATAGTCGGAACTGTTAAATGCGGTTTTAAAGCGTTATACAATTGAGAATTCACAAATCCTTCTTTTTTTTGTTCGGAACTATTTGAAGATGAAGCTGAAGTATTTATTTTGTATTGCGTATTGTACAACATAACAAAAATAGCTAAAGTAATGAAACCTGTGAAAATAATATTAATATTTTTTGTAATCAAAAATCCTAAAATAGTTAATAATAAAACAAGTCTTGTAATTGCATTCAACTTTTGTTCGACTGACATGAGCGGCATTGGCCATAAATCTGACATTTCATTTTTATCAAATAGAACAGAAGGTTGATTTGTCCAAAATTGAGTACTAGTACCCTTGTCCTTATCTAAATTATTGTTGCCACTACTACTGTTGCTAGCACTAGCACTATTATCAACCGTGGTGGGTTGTTCATTATTCATATTTGTGGACGCGGGTGGTGCAGGTGCGCTGCTGGAAAAAGAAACATCGGAAGCCGTCTGCGTCAATGTTGTGTTTGATGCCGTTGTTGTCATATAACTATAATGTCTATAATATGGATGGTGAATAAATGTATCTATATATCTACTTATACTATTTATTTATTTTTAATTATTTTATTTTTTTGATTTATTCTTTTTATTTTTCTTTTTATTTTGATTATGTGCGAATGACGACGGATTTGTATCGATGGGAGTTCGCTCTATAATCTCTCCAGTGCTAAATACTGTATGTACTTTTTGTTGCGGTTGCTGCTGTTGCAGTTGCTGCTGTTGTTGTTGCAGTTGTTGTTGCAGTTGCTGCTGCTGTGCAAGTTTTTGATGTGCAAGTTTTTCTTGCATTCTTTCCTTCATCTTTGTCATCTTAACATTTCTTTGCAGCTGGCTTTGCATGGCACCAAAATTCATTTTTCCTCCTCCTCCCATGTTTCCTGCCATATTTCCCATGCCCATTTTCTTCAACATGTCGGTCAAGTTATTCATTCCCGGCATATTTTTCATTTTACTTAACAAGTCACTCGCTTCTTGCATTAATTCGCTTTCTTTTATTTCTCCCGATTTAAATTTCTGGTCCAGTTTTGAACCAACGCTTTTGACAAGACCCATGAGCTTTCCAGGATTTTTAAACATCTTCTGAAATACATTCTGAAAATTTACACCATCACCTTTAGACTCGTCAAAATCCATGTCAAAGTCGACATCTTTTGCAGTCTCCTCTGCAATTTCTTTTGCAAGTTTTCCAATTTTCCCATTCAGAATGCTTGAAATGTGCTCATGAATTGACTCTGCATTGGCTGAAGAAAATCCCTTTGTACCTTTATTTCCATCATCCTCATCTTCTTCGCCAAGGTCTTTTGCCCAGTCAAAAAAATTAAAAGAAGGTTTTTTCCCCCCATTGCTTTCATTGCTTTCATCATTTGTTGTATTTGTATTTGTTTCGGACTCAGCACTAGAATTCGGCTCAAACATATTGTACATTTGTTGAATGGTCTCTTCCAACTTACTGCGCAACTCATTTTCATTTATTGCCTCGAATAAATTTGCAGCATCTCCGAATGATTTTTTATCTTCAATGTTTGTGATAATTGTCATCAAAATGAGTTGAAGGTATTTCCAAATCGTCTCTCTAGTTGTGTCACTTATTCCCTCGGTATTCCATAAAACACAAAAATCAATATTTGGCAAAAAATGCGTATTCACATTCACATTTGCCGCATCCTCTTTATCAAAAATTTTATCATTTTTGTATAAAATATCAAAAAATCTCTCTGGATATACCTTGGAACAGTATTCATACAAAATAGAAACAACATTTACTGATTCGGCGGCGGCAGCTGACTCGGCCGTTCTTTCTCTAGACGCATCCAAAAATAACTGCAACGTACTTTGATACTCAGGAAAAGTATTCGAAATGTCTACAATGAAATCAAAAATTACCTTTTTAAATTCATCAGGAATATCCTTACCCTTTTCAACACCCTTTTCAACACTAGTTTTCATTTTATTATAATTTAATTACTTTTTGTCAAATTATAATAAAACATAGAATAAAGTATTTAAATGGTGTTTTTATAATTTAATAATTTTATAAAAATATTTATATTTATTATTATTTCAACTTAAATAATAAACTTTTGTCAAGTTACATAAATTTTTCACATACTGCATTGACTTTTCCTGATCATGTTCTGTCATGTTTCGCACATATCCTCGCAAACGTTCAATGAAATTTGAAACATTGTCTGTAATTACAATATCCAAATCAGAATAATCTTTATTGATAAAAAAAGAAATATCTGACTGTTCAATGGGTTCTTTGTATGGAATCGTTATATATGAATTCCAAGTTTCTAAAATTAATTTCGGATTTGTCTTTTTCATAATATATAGTAAATTTTTCATCGTTGTAACCTCATCATCATCCGGAAATACACTCTGAATGTCTTCTATAAACTCTTCAAAATGTTGATTAAATCCCTTTAGAATCAACGACTTGCTTACTGATTCTGATTCGCCTGAACAGTTTACAGTTGTCATTTTATTTATATTGTTATGTGTTGTATTATGTATATGTATGTCTATTATATGTGTATTATAATAATATATAAAAATAAATTTTATATTATTTTTTAGTTATATATATTTTATATTTCAATATATATGAATATATACAGAGAGAAATCATATGAATAATAATATAAATATAAATAAAACAATGGTCAAAAAAATAAAGTTGGTACTTTTTGGAAATTCAGGAGTTGGAAAAACATGCATTGTTCAAAGAATGACACACAACACATTCAATCCTGATACCAACTTGACAATTGGTGCGGCATATACAATTTACACAGTTGAAGACAACATCAAAATTGAAATATGGGACACAGCAGGACAAGAACGTTTCCATTCTTTGCTTCCACTGTATGCTCGGTCTGCTGAAATAATTATTGTCGTCATTGATATTGAAAAAAATATTGACGAACAAATCTCAAAATGGAATAAATATATTCAAGACAATGAGACACTTTTTTCACCAAATTTTAAGCTGATTCTTATATTCAATAAACACGACTTGAATAATGACTTTCAAATTCCAAAGGACATCATCAACCAAACACAGTTTGACTTTATGACATTAGTTTCTGCCAAAAAGGGATACAATATTGATAAATTGAAACTACATTTGAATGTAACTGTTAAAAAATATATTGATGAACATGCGCGCGCAAGCCACGAACATCGTAATAAATTCAATAACAGTAGCAATAATAATAATAATAGTAGCATCGAAAATAGTTCAAATGATACTATATTTGGTTCTACATTTTCAAATATGAAAATAAATATTGGATTGTCAGAATACAAAGAAAAAATGAAAAACTGCATTATGCGATGAGACACATATTGTTTGGCTCGGTTCGACTCGGTTCGACTCGGTTCGACTCGGTTTTAGATTTATTCCTTCCAACCGACTTGGCCGACCTAACTAACCTACCAAGGATAACTGTATCCTTCGTTGTCCCACCACTCATCCACAGTCGCCATATCATGAAGTTCTTGAATTTCTTCTGGACTGATTTCAAAACAAAACTCGAACCTTTTCATATTTCGCATTTCTTCAGGGGAAATGTACCACACTATTGGAGCTGAATTTCCAAGCGTTTCCAAGTCTTTCACCTCACAAATGCCAAATTTTCCACGTCTTTCACAAAAAGTTTTGCGTCGTTTAGATGTTCTTGTTGGCACGTCGTCGTCATCGCTGGTGCTAGTGCTGGTGCTGGTTGTCGGCGCCGACGCCGGCGCCTTTCTGCCAGGAAACAAATTTGACTCAACAGAAAATGCTGCAAGTGCATGACGCGCAGTTCGTTCTCTCAAACCCAGCAACCAAAATCCTTTTTCTAAATTAGTGGAATGTTCATACACTTTTTCAAATTCCCCAAACGTCGTGCACGCGCACAATTCATGTGCACGATTGTACATCATTTTGGACAAAAATTCCAAATAAAAGGTTCCAACAGCTCTTGCATCATCTGCATCATGTGGAATCAAGTACCTAAATATACAAGGCGCGACATACTCAATGCCTCGCGACTCTTGTTCCTCCTTTTTTGTCTTTTCTTCTTTTATTTCCAACTCGTATTTTTTTATTTCTCTAAATCCTTTGTCAGCTTCTTCCTTTGTCATGGATGTCATGAGTGGAACATCGTGCCAGTTGTGTTGTTTTTTCCATGCACTCAATTTTTCATAATAAATCTCATTCGAATACTTTTTATTTTCTTTGAGTTCGTTTGATTCCCATTTCTTCAGGTGAGACGGCTTTCTGAAAATTGGTGCTACAGCAGGAGCGCCAGGTCTCACCACGTATTCATATTGAGGAAGAGGAGAAGGAAGATGAGCAAGATATACGCATGAATCTAGTGACATGATTTGATTTGCAGAGAGAACAAGGTTAACGGGTTAACGGTGTGAGACTGTTAAAAGTCGAATTTATAAAAAATATTTTCAATTTATATTTTTCTACAATATTTCTTACATTTTCCTATTCTGCTGCAACTGTTCCAACGTGACCTGACCTATTTTATCTGGGGTATAGTTATCAGGTGGAGTTTCTATTCTTCCAGTATTTGAATAGTCAACCGTTGAATAATTGTACATTTGGCGCATACCGCCATTGCCTTTCGCTAAAAGTTCGTCGCTGCTTTGGTCCCAAAAACTGTACGTGTCTGATGTTACACCGTGCCCCATAAAATCGCTAGTTAGTGAAAAGGGCGCCGGTTCTCCATTATTATTAGTCGCAATTTGATTTATTTCCATTTCCTTGGGAGACAAGTGTTGCATGATTTGGTCCCCGTACAAAATCTGATTTCCCTTGTTCAACAAAAGTAATGCTGGAACACGAGTTACTTGCGGAGGAAGTAAAATCTTTTCTCCATTATCTAATATCAAATATGTGATTCCATTTTGCGCCTTCTCTCGTTTATCAATGCACAAAAAATGAATCTCTTTGCTACAAGCACTTTTAGAAAGAGTCTGTAATAACTTTTTAGATTTCTCACAAAAATTACTATAGTAGATAATGCTACTCATAAAAAATGATTTATTCTAGAAAAAACTGAAATTATTTTTATACGTAATGTAACAACGCAATAACTATTTATATTGAAATAATAATAAATATTAAATAGTTATTAAAATAAATTATTTATCATTTTATTTTTTAATATTTTTTGTTATTATCGGTTAATAAATATTAAAAAAATTGATTTAATATTATGAATATATATTATTATTAACTTGGATTTGTTGTAATGAGCTCTTCTTCTTCCAAAACTAGAACCAGTAAACCCATCATTTCTCAACACAATAACAATAACGAATTTACACTCACATTTACGTTGGAAAATTGCGATGTTTCAATTGCAAATGCTTTGCGACGAATCATTCTGTCGGATATAAACCAATACGTATTTAGAACATTTCCTCATTCTGAAAATCGAGCAGAGTTTACGGTTAACACGACGAGACTTCACAATGAAATATTGAAACAGAGGCTCGGTTGTATACCAATACATCATTTACACACTATTGATGGTATCGCCAACGAGTACAAGAACTATGTCGTGGAAGTTGACGTAAAAAATGAAACAGATACAATTCGATACGTTACAACTGAAGACTTTAAAGTAAAAAAAGCAAAAGAAATTGAAAAAAAATCAGGACGTTCAAGAAATGAAGACGCCGATGAAGATGTCATGTACGAATATCTGCCTGAAGCAACTGTTCGTAAAATTTTCCCACCCGATGCAATTTCCGGTGACTACATTGAATTTGCTAGACTATTGCCTAACATTTCTTCTTCCAATTCAAACAGTGGAGAAGCACTTGCATTTACTTGCACTCTTGAAATTTCAAATGCAAAATTTGACGGAATGTATAATGTGGCGCACACGTGCGCTTACAGTTGTACGCCTGACACCAAAGAAATTGAAAAACAATGGAAAGCAAAGGAAAAAACGATTCGAGAAGGACTGGAATCGTCGTCGTTGTCTGCCGATTCCATTGAAGAAGTTATTGAAAATGAAAAAAAAAACTGGGAACTTCTTGAAGCCCAACGCATATTTGTTCCAAATAGTTTTGATTTTATAATTGAGACTGTTGGCGTATATACTAATGTTCAACTTGTTACGAAAGCTTGCGACATTATGATAAAGAAATGTGAAAAACTGTTGGCTAGCATAGAACACGCTGCAGAAACAAATGCTGAAACGAATGCAACGACGACAATTGAGTATGCGCACGAATTAACCACCATGAAAAATTCATTTCGAATCAACTTGGTTGGAGAGGATTACACTCTAGGAAAAGTAATTGAGTTTTATATCTTTTCGAATTACTATAACAGACAATCTGACGGAATCGTTTCATTCTGCGGATTCAAAAAACCGCACCCGCATGCGTTAGATAGTTACATTATTGTTTCATTCAAAGATGAAATGGAACTACCCAAAGTGCAAGAACTTATTTCAAAAGTCATTTTAGAAAGTATTTCTGTTTTCAAATCACTATTTGAATCATTCAATGATTTCAAATCAAAAAAAAATAAATAACTAAATAATATTATAAATTAATATATAAATTAATATATACATATACTTTATAATATTCATAAAATATTAATAATAAAACTTAATGAGCTGGATTACTGAGACTGAAGATGCAGTCGACCAATTAAAATATTTAGTATATATTTATGATAAGATTACTCGCAACTACATAGAATATAAAAAAAAATTTTTATCTTTTGTTACAAAAACATGTAGTGGTTTAAAATCTGATCAACTATATACATGTTATGAAAATATATATGTAAAAAATAAGGGTCTTGTTAATAATATATTAAGTATATCTGATACAATTAAAAGAATTGAAAATGAAATTGTATCAACTTATCTTACGTGGTCAAGTTTTCTTTCTGAAGACAATATTGATGATATATTTTCAAGTGATGAAAATAAGAATAAAATAGAAGAAAACAATGAAAAATCCAGAAAATTAACTGAGCGTGAAGGCACATTAGCAAAATCCTTTAACCCTGGACTTAAAACCATGTTACGAGGTACTCATTATTCATGGAATGGCGAACCATTACCAGATGAAGTAGTTGTAGAAAATCCTAAAGGTCTTTTGAAAAAGATAAATTTGAAAAAACAAACGAGCCAAAAAAAATTAGACGAATTTATAGAAGAAGTTGAAGTACAAGTACAAGAAGAAGATTTACTAAAAGAAAAAGTAAAGGGTATAATAACAGACAGTATTAAAAGTGTTGTTCGAAAGACTCCTGAGGTTCAGCCTGGTATAAAGCTAAATCGTGAAGGAGGATATAAAAAAAAATCAAAAGTAAAGTCCAGAAAATTAAAATCAAAATCGAAAAAGTCAAGAAAATTAAAATTGAAATCAAGAAAAAAATATTAAAATTGGCGTTTTGAATGTGCAAAGGTGTAAAATAATTTTGATTTAACTTCAACTTTTCTTTTTTTTCTTCCCAAATTACAATGAAAAAAATATAAATTGAAAATTCAATTTATATCTTGACATTTTGCAGTGAATCGTCTCAGAAGCATCAACAACAACAATGTACGGCAACAGCAACAACAAGAGCAACGGCAACAGCAAGAGCCAGAAGGGCAACGGCTACAAGGGCAACGGAGGAAAGAAGGAAGAAAAGGTCTTTCGAGGACCCTTTCCATCCAATAGGATGGGTCTTCCCATCGTGAATGCAATCACTGGAGTCAAGTACCCGTGGAATGTTGGCTCATTTGAAGAAGACCACTTGTGGAAGGTTGTAGTCTGCAGTGGAATTGTTCCAATGACCTACTTTTACGACTCGCCGGAACAGTACGAGGCGCACAAAATGGTCACCATCGACCAAGAGTCAAAGGATGCTTGGCACACCTTGCAAAAAAATCTCGAGTGAACGAACTTGCTTGCCTCCCCACAGGTGTGGTAACCCCTTGCTTGCGTTTTGAAAAATAAAAAAGAAAAAAAAGAAGAAAAAAGAAGAAGAAAAAACAAAAAAGAAAAATATTTTTTTATATTTTTTTATATTTTTTTTTTCTACTTGTTATAACATCATAATGTGATTTCAAAATACCACCATGTGTGACTTCAAATACTTTTTATTTACAAATCGTCAAATTCTTCATCTTCATCATCATTTGGATAAATCACTTTACATCCTGACCAACCACCCTTTGCAATCTTTTTAAACTTCTTATCCATGTAGTCATGCAACTCCTGAAACCTGGGCACATTCTTATCATAATTATTCATATACCAATCTTTGAACTCCTGATTCAACTCATCTCGTTTCACATCAAACGCTTTTCCAGTCTTATCATTAATACCAGGACATACTTTGATTTTGTCTCGAATGAATTCTGACAAATAGTCTTGGCTATTTCTATATTTGTTACTACTCAGTCTAACCTTTTCACAAGTAGCAACAGTACCTCCCGTTTGATATGCCTTTTGAACCAGCATTGCCATAAACACCGGCGCCCATCCTTCAAGTTTTTCATCCAATCGTTTGTCAATCTTGAACTGATACGGCATTTCAGGGTCATCAGACTTTGGTTCTTCGCAAAATAAAGACTCAAAATCAACTTTGCAAATGCGTCTCCATGTGCCGTTATCGTTACTCTTGACATCAAACATGACATTCGTGCAAACAACCAACTTGAACTGCGGCACAAATGTAACCATTTCCTGATACAGTGCGCGCGCTTGAATTGGATCACCACCCGTGAGTTCTTTCAACGGACCCTCATTGATACGGTCCCCTTTCGACGGCTCATTCATCACCGCATATCGCACACCAATCAGTTGCGCAATCTCAGATGCAGTTCCACCAATCTTGTTTCGTTTTTCTGTAATCAAAGTAATAGGCACTGTTCCTTTATACTCTCCAAAACAGTGTGACATCAACTCGACTAACTTTGATTTTCCATTACTTCCACACCCATTGTAAATGTTAAACGTCTGGTCACGATTCACACCAATAAGACATGACGCAAGATGTTCCCACATGTAAGCGCGCAACTCCGGTGACGGAAACAACTGCTCCATGAATGCAATGATTTCGCGCTCAATTGTTTCAAACTCTTTGCACCCAGTAAAATACGAGTCTAAAAAGTCTATTTTTGTGGACTTTGAAATAAAATCATACGGCTGTCCTGGTCTGAAAACTTTTTCCTTAAAATCCACGACACCATTATTGAACCCCATAAGATGTGTTTTTGAATCCATTTTTTCAATAAAATCCTTATCATAAAACAATTCACGCACTTCGCGTAACACATTATTTTTAACACTTGTTGTTTTCAACTGGTTGCAAATTTCTGTCATCCGCTTCGAACGTTCCTGTATGTGCTTGAACTGTTCTGAAGTACTGTCATACTCATTCAAACTATCCAACAACTTCATGCTTCGTTCTGAATATATGCCGAGCATTTCAGTTGAAATCAACAAACGAAGAGACGTTCCTGAGTCACACACAGACCATCGATGGTCCTTAAACTCAAACCACGCATTGTGCTTTATACTCACACACACAAAGCGTCCCTTGTACAAGTGATACAAAACATTTGCCAAATCAACATCCGATGCTTCCGTAATTTTAGTCTTACCTACATGTATTACAAGCGTCTGGTCAATATAATAATCAACCGTTTCTTCTGAAATCTTTTTATATTCCAAAGGGTTATCCTGTTTTGACCAAAACATCACTGAGCGTTTTGAAAGTTCGCTTTTTCCTGTCCTGAATTTCTGCCATTGCCTGTACAATTCCCCAATCTTTTCATAACTGAATTTTTCACTCATCGAACTGAAAAGAATCCAGGTTAAAAATAACTTGTCGCTTGTATTTTTTAGAGCCCACCCAACCTGAATCCATTTTTCATAAGGCTCATAAAACTTGGCTGAAAGCGACATTGCAAACTTGTGTGTCTCCTTTATATCATATTCTCTGGGTTCCAAGTTGTCCATAATAATTTTTATTGCTGCTTTCAGCTGGTCTAAAGTGGTAATTGAATTATAATCAATCGACGACGGCGTCAAAGATGTTGCCATTACAATATTGACGCGCGTAGAACTTCCTCCAGATGTCGAGACCAACGCCCTTTTTGATTTAAACATTTCTTCAATTTTTTGTGTGTACTCTTCGACCAACCGAAAAGACTGATGACCGGTGTACCTTGCCGTCAATAACTTGAAATCTTTATCAAACTTGAAATCTGTTACCTTCTTTTCTAAAAATTCCCAGTTTAACATTTCATTAAGTTTCAACGCAAAGTGATACTTCAAAAGATAACACTTGCATCCCGGTTTTCTAGAGTTGTAGAGTTGCCACCCAGTCTTTCCGGTTGTAATTGAGTTGTCAATGACATCTTCCCACGAGTTTGTCACGGGTAAGTCACTCCACACACTCGGCAACTCCGACAAAATCATACTTCTAAGATACATTTGCTGCTTTCGTTCCATGTGAATTCCAATTATCATATGAATTCCATCCTTTGTCAATTCGGTTTTGCAATTTACTGTTTCTTTTTCAAATATAAATACAGGAATATCTGTTCCTGCATCAATGTGTAGGATTTTTTTGAGAACATTCATGTAAAGCAATACCATGTCAACAACGTGGTCTTTTGTGTGTTGGCGTTCATCTATGCCAACATCATATTTGAAATCAAAATCTACAAGGATGGGTCCTGCATCCGGAAGCTGAATTTCTGTCAAGAATTCTTGTTTCCCTTCAACAAAGACGTGCTGGTAATACTTTTTATAAAATTCTTCCAATTCTGATTCCGTTATTAAATATGCGCCACCTTTGACTCCCAAGTCCGCATTCTTCAACCGCGTGTGCGTGCATTTCTCACCTTCCTTTATATATAATGACAACAAATATGATGCAAAATTATAAGTTGCTTTGACATTTACTTTTGCCATTGCCATTGTTAATACTATATATTGAGATAAGTTTAATTCAATTTTTATTTATTGTTTATCCACTTATCCCTAAAAATCAATTTTTAAAAAAATATAAAAAGTGTTTTTTCATATTTTTTACATAATTATGTATTTATTTTTTTACAAGGTATGAAGGTTAGATACTCATAAATTTATATTTTTATAATTATGAATATGATATAAACATTTAAATGTATTCATATGTAGATATTTAGACGCTTCTCTCCAGAATCATATGACATCTTGTAAAAAAACACAAGACAAAGCAGCCACCGAAGCTATTGACAATTCAGCACTACCAACAATGACGACGAGCGCTACGACGGCAAGTGATGTAAAACCCATTAGCATTTCAAAAGATGCAGTCAAGCGTCTGTTAAAAGACATTGGCCAAATTATAAAAACGCCGCTACATGACCAAGGAATATATTACAAACACAGCGAAACTGACATATTAGAGGGTTGGGCATTAATTATTGGTCCTAAGGACTCACTCTATCGAAATGGATATTATTATTTTAAATTCGTATTTCCAACTGATTATCCTCACTCACCTCCCGTTCTTCATTATTACACAAACGATGGAACTACACGGTTTCATCCAAATTTTTACAAAACTGGTAAGGTTTGTGTTGACATTTTGAATACGTGGCGTGGAGAGAAATGGAGCGGTTGTCAAACAATTTCTTCCGTATTACTAACTCTGGTTTCTATTATGGATAATGAACCCATTTTACATGAACCGGGTATAACAAAAAAAAATCCTGACTTTTGTAACTATCACAATCTTGTTGAATTCCGAAATTATTCTTTTTCAATTTACGAACTTTTATGCAGCATTGAAAACTTCGGCAAATACATACCTATAAAAGAGAAGGACTATATAGACTATTTTTATTCAATTATGAAGGCGCATTACCTTGAAAATAAAGACATTATAATGAAAAAACTGCAAGAAAATAAGGAACGCATACTTCACCCTGAAATTGTGCACTCATCTCTTTATTTATTTGGATTCAAGATTGATTATACACAGTTGATATCTCTCTTTGAAAAATTAACAATCATTTAAAAATGAAATCAATATTTATTACATATTTTTATATTTAAATATTTTTTTAATTATTAACATATTTACTATATATATTAATAATTAAATTGAATATAAAATAACATAACTATTTATATACAAGATACACAGATACACAACAACAACTACCACAAAACGTCGTTGAAAAATGCAATTTTGTAAAGTATGCGGAAACATGTACTACATTACAATGGCAGATGCTCCTGCCGTTTCAGAAGAAGAAAAAGAAGTCACCTCAAAAATACTCATCAATAAATGCAGAAACTGCGGAAACGAAGAACAGAACTCAGACACCAGTGTTTGTGTTTCAAAAACATTTTTCAAACAAACAGAAAGTCGACTATCAAATTTTGTCAACGAGTATACACATTTAGACCCAACACTACCTCAAATTAACACAATGAAGTGTCCCAACTTGGAATGCGAGACAAATAAAACGCTTGATGTTCCATGTACTGTTTTATACATTAGATACGATGACACAAACTTGAAATTCGTCTACATGTGCACAACTTGTAAACACACGTGGAACACTGAACAGTATCATCACGCATCTTGAAAATATTTACAATGTATATGTATTACATTTTTAATTTGGGTGGTCATACTGTTGAATTTATCTGAAGCATATTTATTTTTTTAGCTTTACACATATTTACTCATGGTTTTCAATATTCAAAAAAGTCATTTTATATTTTTATTTTTATTTATTTATATATAAAATAAAAAATTGAAATAGAAATATTTAATTTTATATATGTAATATAGACACATTTACATTTCACAAAAGCAAAACAAATGCAAGACATGAAAAAAATGGACTCTGAGCCCAATACTGATGTTGATACCAGTTTTGACAGTAGTAGCGAAAATGGTAGCGTACATTTTGATGATTCAACATTGTCAGGGGGTGGAATGGAAATAGTAGGAGGAGGAGAATCAGATTCAGACGCGACGTCGGACATATATGATGAACAAGAAGGTCAAGAAGGACAAGGAGGGCAAGGAGGGCAAGGAGGGCAAGGAGGGCAGGGAAAAGAAAAAGAAAATAAGCGGCAGAGAGAAGACGTTGATGTTGAAGAAGAAGGAGAAGGAGTGGTTTCATTTGAGTCATCAGTTGATGAGGATGATGAAAATTACGACGACGATGACGATGATGACGATGATGACGACGACGAAAATCATCTTCAAAAATTCGATAATGAACTGAAAAAAAATTACATTGCATCTTTTCACCCTGAAAGTTTGTCTTACAATAATGAAGAAACTGAATTTATGTCACGCGTCACTAGAAATGATGCAGGAACAATCATTGACCCATATCACAAAACACTACCATTTTTAACAAAGTACGAAAAAACAAGAGTTTTAGGAATTCGAACAAAACAACTAAATGAAGGCGCGAAACCTTATGTTGATGTGAATCCGACAATCATCGACGGGTACATTATTGCGCAGCTGGAACTGGAACATAAAAAACTGCCATTTATTATTCGGCGCCCTTTACCCAACGGTAGTTCTGAACTGTGGAGATTGCAAGACCTTGAAATTATTTGTTGATTTATTTGATTTATCAATTTATTATACTTTTACTTGTTTATTTTATTTAATTTTGCGATATTATAAAAAGTTATATTAAAAAATTATTATAATAAAAATTGATTTTTTTATTATAACAAATGTAAAATATATATAAACGTGACATGCTGAGAGCCGATTCTTCTAAACAAAAAAAAACAGAAAAAGTACAACAATTATTACCCTCTATGTTCTTTCCCTTGAACACAAAGTCATCTCCAACCGTCACTCCTGGACTATTCAAACGAAAACGTGAAGCTGCTACTGCCGCTGCTCCTCCAGATGCTGCTGTTACCACTGATGCTGCTGCTCCGACCGCTCCGACCGATACTAACAGTGTGAAAAAACAACAAAATACAAAAACGAAAGAAGAAGAAGTGATTGACTCGCTCTGTGAGTCATACTTTAAAGCATACTATAAAATTCATCACAATGGTGTATACAAAGACCTCGTGTCTGAGGCAAAAAGAAAAACGAGACTTGAAGGTAAGGACTGTAAGGACTATTTTGTTGTGACGAAATATGCGAAAACACAAGGATTTATGGATCATGACTCTATTGTGAAAATGGAGTACAATCGTTTCGTCAACTCGAGACAAGATTCAGTAAAAAAGACACTAAAAGAAATTGTTGAAACATGCAAGGTAAAACCAAAAAAACTTTACCGATACTTTCATCACGTAAAAGTTTGCACTTCAAAGTCAAAAAATAGTTTTCCAATCGAGTATTTACTTTTGAATCCCTTTGATTTTATAACATTTGAAAACCAGTTTATATCTTACAAGAATGCTATGGACATTTGTAATGAAAAAAAAATAATTCCTCCACTGGACAAGCGAGTACGTGCGTGGATCTATGACTACTTTATGGCAAAACAAAATAATCAACTGTATATTCCTGAATCCGAGACCGGTCAACTCGAAATGGAGTTTAATAAAGAATTCAAACTGCGTAGTGGGAATTCAGCAGCACAGTCGCTCTTATTAGACAGTAAGCTCATTGTTGAAAAGATATTTGGAACCACGTCTTATTTTACAACCCAAGAATTTATTGACTTTGAAATAAAACTATCAGACAAAGTTGCAAACCTGTTTTACCATGAAAAAGAAGAAATTTACTCCAAAGAAAATGACGCAGCGATTGATGCTTACATTGAAAAATATACACTCAAACAACATAGCAATAAAAAAGAAGCCTTCAAATTTGAACCAGAACAAATTGAAGCAATCAAAAGGGGATGTCGTTTGAATAATATGCAACTGTTCAATATTACTGGCCCTCCGGGCACCGGAAAGTCCACAATTGTTGACTGTATCATGGGTTATCAACTTGAGATGGGAAGTTCCATTGCTGTCATGGCTCCAACTGGACTAGCACAAAAAAACCTTAAAGTATATTGTAAATATGATTCAAAATTTGATGATAAAGTCATGTTTTCAACTTTACATCGAGCCCTCAATTTTACATTCAACAAAGGTGAATTTAAACCGACAATTATGATTGTGGATGAATCATCAATGGTTGATTTGTTCCTGTTTGAAAAACTCCTGTCTGCATGCGAATGCTTTCGTTCTTCCCTCATTTTGATTGGAGACGTGAAACAACTTCCGCCGATTAGCGCAGGAACTCCTTTCGAATCTATTATAAAATCCAAGATTTTCAACACGACCATTTTAACAAATATAAAGCGACAAGAAGGAAACCTGAAAAGTATTATTGAAAAAATGAACACGGAAAATGGCGTTCACTTTGACGATTTCGATAATGCGTATTCTCATTTCATTGAAGCAAAAACGCCTGAAGATTTCGAGAGAGTAATTACAGAAATATATGAAAAAGAGCATTATCAGCACCGTTTGCAAATGACTACACCTGGAGTGACGACGACGACTCCTCACAAGGAATTCGACATTCACACAATGTCTGTTCAACGAGAAAAAAATGGTGGAGTATTCGCTCTCAACCCAATAATTCAAAAAATAAAAAATCCACATGGCAAAAAATTGTTTGTGGAACGTTACGAAAATGGTCACACGCACATTTTTCACGAGAATGATTTAGTTATAAGAACTGAAAATGACTACAAGGATGAAAAAAATGTTCGCGTGAATGGTGATGTTGGCACTATTCATGAGACTGTAAAACAAATGAAAAATAAGTATGGAAAAAATGAAACTGTCTACACTTATACAGTCAAATACGATGGAGAAACAGACGAAACGGACCTCTCAGTCGAAGATGTTAGAGACGCATTCATGCCTTTTTACATAAGCAGTGTACATAAAATGCAAGGATTGCAAAGAAATATAATCGTGTTTATTGTTTCTCCTGCGCACAACTTTTGCTTAATGAATAAAAATTCCAAAAAATTAGTTTACACGGCAATATCAAGGTGTAAAACAACATTTTACGTCGTTGGAGACAAGTCACTATTTATTAAAGCACAACGAGCAAAAGACGAGTTTATTTATCCTACACTTTTCATGAATGAATTTTATGAGTGGGTATTGTGAATAAGTATTCAAGAGTGTAAATACAATATTATAAAAAAGAATAAAAAAAAAAGAATACTGTTAATATTTTTTTAGTAAAATAATGTAACTCAAAAAAAGCCCAAAAAAATTCTTTGCAAATAAATCTAAGATATTGTATAGAGAATTTTTCAAATTATAGGGTAGTAGTGCAACAACACCATACAATGACCAGAAAAAGAAAAAATACCAAAATAATTTTATTCCTAGTGGTCCACTACTAATTGCATATTTTTGATAAATCATGTAATAATACATTAAAAATGGAACAAACCCTAATACAACACCTGATACAGTCGACAATATTTTCATTTCTCCCAAATATCCAAAAAATAACATTGACCAATTCAAAGATACTATCTTTGACAATGTGTTTGCATTATCATGTAGTAAATTATAAAATTGCAATTTTGTCGTATCCATATTTTCATTTTTGTATCTCAAATAAATCAAATAAAAAATCAATGTAGTCAACATTGTTGGGGTTGTAATTGACCAGTCAATATACCGTTTTGGAGTTACGTTTATTACACTAGTGAAGTTATAAACTAGCCAAATGTAAAATAAACCTTCAATTGCCTGAACAAACAGTTCCAAATATAAAAGTTCCTTTATAATAGTATATTGCGATGGAACGTTCACACTTAATACCGTCCACCCTTCAATCATTCCAGTAATAATTTGAACCAACACAGAAATAATCAACGTCACGTAAAATAACTTTCTAGTGTTCATTATTGAAAAAAATGTATTTTATTATTAATTGTTTATTTTATATTATACGTAGATATTATAATTAATTATTTTATTTTATTTGTAATGAAACAGTTAGTCGGAGGAAAATGGAGTTTAAAATACAAAAAAAGTATAAATTGTAATCGACCAAGAGGTTTCTCACAAAAACAATTTTGTAAATATGGTAATCGAAGTAAAACTAGAAAAAATAAAAAAAAATAAAAAAAAATAAAATAAATTATAAATTTAGGATTTAAATGAAGAATAAATAATGACAATCAATTAACACTTCCAACGTTTACCGCATTCGAGACATGTGACAAAAGTTGTCATTGGCTCGTCTGCCGAACGCGTCTGTTGTTGCGTATATGTGCATTTGTTTGACTTGCAAGCGCGACAAGTAAACAAGTCAGTTGACGCTTCAATCTTCAATTCATACCTATTCTTATCTCTGTTCTTTTTATCCTCAATGATTTTGCTCCACATTTTCGAATTCATTTCTTGATGCGTCATGAATGCAAGTTCGTGAGCTTTGATTTTTTTTGTTCTCACCATATCCATGACGTCTTTATTTTCAAGGTTAATGCAAATGGACTTCAACCAGTCTGTGTAGAGCTGAACAAAATAGATATTGTCCCATTTTTTTACAATATTCATTTCTCCTGCTTTTAAAAGCGTTCGATTAAAAATTCCTTTCTCCAGATTTAGCCCAATGCTCCCCGTTTCGTCTCCAATTTTTTCTGATAATTTTTTTTGTATATTTCGTCTGAAAGAGTCGGGATTTTTTGGAATCATTTTATAGAATGGTTTGTGATGGTGGTCTGTTGGTGGCGGTCTAGGTATTTACTCTTATAACAATATATATTTTTATATTCAATTTTTTTATATATTGTTATTGATTGTTATTGTTTATGTAAACACTATTATTTTTATTACTATTTTTATTACTATTTTTATTACTATTTTTACTCATATTTTTTATTCATATTTTTTATTCATATTTTTTATTCATATTTTTTATTCATATTTTTTATTCATATTTTTTATTTCGTTTCTTCATCATTATCGTCATCTGAATAATTATATTCTTCGGAATTAAGCTCTGAAGAATCATCACTACTATTGCTACTTTCATCATCGTCTTCATTCTCTTCGTCTGTCGACACAGTACTTTCATCCCCTTCCGACTCGCAATCATCTTCAGAATCATCGCTTGAATTTTCTTCAGCATCGGGATCAGCATCTTCTAATGCATCTTCAATAATAAAACCGTCTTTCAAATAACCATCCTTTGTCTTCATACTTGATGGAACATTTGCCAACTCATCTTCTTCTTCATCATCTTCATCCGCATTGTCTGCAAGTGTTTCAAACCCACCAAATAAATGCTCATATATTTTATTCCATTTTTCAACTGTCAAATCAATAATTTTCATATTTGAATCTCTCAACAAAAGTGCACAACTTCCAAAAAATAATTCAGAATCCACAGGTGGTGGAAAATCATATTTATTCTCTTGGTTTGCCTGACCTTCACTTCGTGCCCATAATTCAACTGTAACCCGACCATCGCCCTTTTTTGAATATCCCCATTCCGTAACTTTATCAAATCCTTCCGATTTTTTTAAATTGCATTTTTTATACAATTCGTCTGTATTTGTGCTTTTATATTCCCGTACTTTCAAATCACCATTCTTTTCAACGATGACAATGGATGGCATTTTTACACAATGCGTTAACTATTTACAATATATCTAACCATGGGTTTAAATTGTTTAGGTTAATTATTATTATATCACAATCATTTTCACAATTATATAAAAATAAATTTTATTCAAAAAGGTTTTCGCAGATTATCCCTTTTGAACAAGGGAGGGGGTAAAAGGAACCGTCATAAATCATTTTTCGGTTGAAAAGAAAAACACTTGAAAAAGTCTTCCATTTTCTTTTGAATCACCAAAGTAATCCATCGACATGTGAAATCGCTTGGAATTGAATAATATGAGCCTGTTAAAAACATTCCCCACTCGATCCACCAGTTGCCATTTTGTCATATCTTGACTAAATGTGTCTGTTTGGGTTTTATTTTCTAAAATATCTTGGTCTCGTTGACACTCTGCTCCGTCGTTGAACTTGTAAAATGCTGTTCCTGATGATAGCGGCGCATTCGGAGTCATGTACAAAACTCCGCCCCAGTTATTATAACCATCAATATGAACCCAAGACCTGTCTCGAGAAGTGGTGTATTGAAAAGACCCGTTGTAAATGTTCGCATTTGTTGTTTTATCTGGAATTGGAAAATCTGTAATCTTTCCACCAAACGGCATGACATATCCTTGAATAATGTCTTTCAAATGCTGAGTCGCGTATGAAATAGTTCTTTGCCCTGGATAATTTCCACGAACAGAAAACTCTTGGGTTAAAATATATTTCCTCGTTTCGTGTGGATTTTTATAAAAATTATCAATAACAATTAATCCGCACGACGGACTGCGAACTTGTATATCATCAAACAATGTTTTATATTTGGTGTGTATTTCAATTTCTTTTTTTATTTCTTCATGAATTTCCGGATTTATTTTCTGCATATTATTGACATTATTAGCGGGAATTAATTTATCTTTTAAATCAAGTTCTGCATTTGACGTCTTTGTTATAATTGGAATATACATTTTATTCCCTTTTGCATATTTACAATCGCCTGGAATCTCTATTTTATATTCGCTGCATTCTACATGTATACAAGTTATATTTTTGTACATTTCTATACAATTTACACCAGAATAAAAAGATATTCTAGTCTCAATTCTTGTATGATTTTGCAAGACTTTCTGTAAAAAATGTGAAAACCTATCTTTTATCATTCTTCTATTACCTATATCCATGTCTGAATTCAACACATAGTCGTCAAAATATATGGAGTCAAATGTTTCCGTCGTCTGTAAAACGTCTTCCCACCTACCTTTTATTAAATTTATTTTTAGTTCAGGTCTTGCAATTTGTTGTTCAGTTTTGAATTCTTCAAATTTTTCCCATACAATCGGCATGCACTCTATTACATTATACTCTTTGACATTTTTGAAACTGCATATTTTTGTTGCACTGTATCCCAATCCAAACCCGATTTCCAATACTTTACCAAACGGATTCAAGAGTTCAATTGATTTTTCCATATAAGGTTTTTCCCATTCCATCATGATTTGGTGTCTTTCATCTTCATTGCATAATATATCTTTACCATTTTTATCTTTCTTGTATATTAAATCCATGTTTATTAATATATTTGGTAAAAGTTTTAAATTATTTTAAAATATATTATTAATATATTAAATACATTATGGAACAAGTTAGTAACGAATTAAACCAATTATTATGTAATTCAATTAATAATGATTCCACTGTAATATCTAATTTTAAAAGATTGTTACTCTCAAATATTATTAAAACACGATGTTACCATGTTATTTGGCATTTATTACATTCGTTTTCAACTATATATCCAGAAAATCCAAGTGATAATCAAAAAAAAAATACAAAAGAGTTATTACTTAAAATAAAATCTATTATGCCATTTTGTATGAGTTGTTCAAATAATAATGGGGATACTTTTTTAGAAAATTATAACTTAGAACTAGCAACAAGTAGCAGTAATGAGTTAATTATTTGTTTAATTGATTACCATAAATTTATTAATAATACATTTGTAAAAAATAAAAATTATAATGATTCCTTATATACAATTGATTTTATTAAAAATAAGTATGCTGATAACTCATATATAGAGCATATTGAACAAATATATCACATTTCATTATTAAAACTAATTTCTAATAATAATAGTGAAAATTTTATAATTTCATTACGACAAAATATGCAGAATTTGAGAAGGATTATCATTAATAAAATTGAGTGTTTAGATTATGAAGTATCATTAAATATGACAATAAATAAATAAATAAAACGTTTTATTCACTTTTATTTATTTATTTTAAGTTTATTGATTATTATTGGTTATGATTTGACGGGTTGAAAAGAGGTATACCATTACCTACTGGTCCTGGGTACCCGTGCGCATCCCACACATTTTTAATATAATTTTTGTTTGCCATAAAAGTAAATTTACCAGTAACATAAGCCTGCGCCGCATTATTTGTCTCTATATAATAAAACCATTCGATAAATGCATCTTCAAAGGGAGGACCACCAGGTCCTCCGATAATACAACAAAAATAACGGTTAAACGGTGTGACAATACCATCAGTACAATAATCGAGTGGTACACCAGTATGTGCTTTACAAACTTCATTGTTCAACGGAGTATTATGAGTTGCTTTTGCATCTGAGAAAGTTGCAGGACAAGCATTTCGTCCACATACATACAACGCAAATTCATAATTAATTGTAGTACATTGAAATAAAGGAGGAACAGTAATAATACAACCTGGTTCAGAAAAAGCAATTGAGTAATATAGTTCAGGTTGTAACCCTGATGAAAAAGGAAACACAGGTATTGCTTGAAGATTAATATTATATGGAACTGTTGCTCCTGTTGCACCCTGGGCTCCTGTTGCGCCTGTTCTACCTGTTGCACCCTGGGCTCCTTGTGCTCCTGTTGCGCCTTGTGCTCCTGTAGCGCCTTGAGCTCCTGCTGCACCTTGTGCGCCTGTAGCGCCTGTGGCACCTTGTGCACCTACTGCACCTTGTGCTCCTGTAGCGCCTGTGGCACCTTGTGCACCTGCTGCACCTTGTGCGCCTGTAGCGCCTGTTCTTCCTGTAGCGCCTTGTGCACCTGCTGCACCTTGTGCGCCTGTAGCGCCTGTGGCACCTTGTGCACCTACTGCACCTTGTGCTCCTGTAGCGCCTGTGGCACCTTGTGCACCTGCTGCACCTTGTGCTCCTGTAGCGCCTGTGGCACCTTGTGCACCTACTGCACCTTGTGCGCCTGTAGCGCCTGTGGCACCTTGTGCACCTGCTGCACCTTGTGCGCCTGTAGCGCCTGTTCTTCCTGTAGCGCCTTGTGCACCTACTGCACCTTGTGCGCCTGTAGCACCTGTGGCACCTTGTGCACCTACTGCACCTTGTGCTCCTGTAGCGCCTGTGGCACCTTGTGCACCTACTGCACCTTGTGCTCCTGTAGCGCCTGTTCTTCCTGTAGCGCCTTGAGCACCTGCTGCACCTTGTGCTCCTGTAGCGCCTGTGGCACCTTGTGCACCTGCTGCACCTTGTGCGCCTGTAGCGCCTGTGGCACCTTGAGCTCCTGCTGCACCTTGTGCGCCTGTAGCGCCTGTGACACCTTGAGCTCCTGCTGTTCCTTGTGCTCCTGTAGCGCCTGTGGCTCCTTGTGCACCTGCTGTTCCTTGTGCTCCCGTTCTTCCTGTAGCGCCTTGTGCACCTGCTGTTCCTTGTGCTCCCGTTCTTCCTGTAGCGCCTTGTGCACCTGCTGTTCCTTGTGCTCCTGTAGCGCCTGTGGCACCTTGTGCTCCTGCTGCACCTTGTGCTCCTGTAGCGCCTGTGGCACCTTGTGCACCTGCTGTTCCTTGTGCACCTGTAGCGCCTGTGGCACCTTGTGCACCTGCTGCACCTTGTGCGCCTGTAGCGCCTGTGGCACCTTGTGCTCCTGCTGCACCTTGTGCTCCTGTAGCGCCTGTGGCACCTTGTGCACCTGCTGCACCTTGTGCTCCTGTAGCGCCTGTAGCGCCTTGAGCTCCTGCTGCACCTTGTGCTCCTGTAGCGCCTGTGGCACCTTGTGCACCTGCTGCACCTTGTGCTCCTGTAGCGCCTGTGGCACCTTGTGCACCTACTGCACCTTGTGCTCCTGTAGCGCCTGTGGCACCTTGTGCACCTGCTGCACCTTGTGCTCCTGTAGCGCCTGTAGCACCTTGTGCACCTGCTGTTCCTTGTGCTCCTGTAGCGCCTGTGGCACCTTGTGCACCTGCTGTTCCTTGTGCTCCTGTAGCGCCTGTGGCACCTTGTGCACCTGCTGCACCTTGTGCGCCTGTAGCGCCTGTGGCACCTTGTGCACCTGCTGCACCTTGTGCGCCTGTAGCGCCTGTGGCACCTTGTGCACCTGCTGTTCCTTGTGCGCCTGTAGCACCTGTGGCACCTTGTGCACCTACTGCACCTTGTGCGCCTGTAGCACCTGTGGCACCTTGTGCACCTGCTGCACCTTGTGCGCCTGTAGCGCCTGTTCTTCCTGTAGCGCCTTGAGCTCCTGCTGCACCTTGTGCACCTGTAGCGCCTGTTCTTCCTGTAGCGCCTTGTGCACCTACTGCACCTTGTGCGCCTGTAGCGCCTGTGGCACCTTGTGCACCTGCTGTTCCTTGTGCTCCTGTAGCGCCTGTAGCACCTTGTGCACCTGCTGTTCCTTGTGCTCCTGTAGCGCCTGTAGCACCTTGTGCACCTGCTGTTCCTTGTGCTCCTGTAGCGCCTGTGGCACCTTGAGCTCCTGCTGCACCTTGTGCGCCTGTAGCGCCTGTGGCACCTTGTGCACCTGCTGTTCCTTGTGCTCCTGTAGCGCCTGTAGCGCCTGTAGCGCCTTGTGCACCTACTGCACCTTGTGCACCTGTAGCGCCTGTAGCGCCTTGTGCACCTACTGCACCTTGTGCGCCTGTAGCACCTGTGGCACCTTGTGCACCTGCTGCACCTTGTGCTCCTGTAGCGCCTGTTCTTCCTGTAGCGCCTTGAGCTCCTGCTGCACCTTGTGTGCCTGTAGCGCCTGTGGCACCTTGTGCACCTACTGCACCTTGTGCTCCTGTAGCGCCTGTGGCACCTTGTGCACCTACTGCACCTTGTGCTCCTGTAGCGCCTGTAGCACCTTGTGCACCTGCTGTTCCTTGTGCTCCTGTAGCGCCTGTGGCACCTTGTGCACCTGCTGCACCTTGTGCTCCTGTAGCGCCTGTGGCACCTTGTGCACCTGCTGCACCTTGTGCTCCTGTAGCGCCTGTGGCACCTTGTGCACCTGCTGCACCTTGTGCGCCTGTAGCGCCTGTGGCACCTTGTGCACCTGCTGCACCTTGTGCGCCTGTAGCGCCTGTGGCACCTTGTGCACCTGCTGCACCTTGTGCGCCTGTAGCGCCTGTGGCACCTTGAGCTCCTGCTGCACCTTGTGCGCCTGTAGCGCCTGTGGCACCTTGTGCACCTGCTGTTCCTTGTGCTCCTGTAGCGCCTGTGGCACCTTGTGCACCTACTGCACCTTGTGCGCCTGTAGCACCTGTGGCACCTTGTGCACCTACTGCACCTTGTGCGCCTGTAGCACCTGTGGCACCTTGTGCACCTGCTGCACCTTGTGCTCCTGTAGCGCCTGTTCTTCCTGTAGCGCCTTGAGCTCCTGCTGCACCTTGTGCGCCTGTAGCGCCTGTGGCACCTTGTGCACCTACTGCACCTTGTGCTCCTGTAGCGCCTGTGGCACCTTGTGCACCTGCTGCACCTTGTGCTCCTGTAGCGCCTGTTCTTCCTGTAGCGCCTTGAGCTCCTGCTGCACCTTGTGCGCCTGTAGCGCCTGTGGCACCTTGTGCACCTACTGCACCTTGTGCTCCTGTAGCGCCTGTGGCACCTTGTGCACCTGCTGCACCTTGTGCTCCTGTAGCGCCTGTGGCACCTTGAGCTCCTGCTGCACCTTGTGCGCCTGTAGCGCCTGTGGCACCTTGTGCACCTACTGCACCTTGTGCTCCTGTAGCGCCTGTGGCACCTTGTGCACCTACTGCACCTTGTGCTCCTGTAGCGCCTGTGGCACCTTGTGCACCTACTGCACCTTGTGCTCCTGTAGCGCCTGTGGCACCTTGTGCACCTGCTGCTCCTTGTGCTCCTGTAGCGCCTGTGGCACCTTGTGCGCCTGTAGCGCCTGTTATTCCTGTAGCGCCTTGTGCACCTGCTGTTCCTTGTGCTCCTGTAGCGCCTGTGGCACCTTGTGCACCTGCTGTTCCTTGTGCTCCTGTAGCGCCTGTGG